AAAGAAAACTTGCTGAACAAGAGCATTTAAAAATGCAACAGCAAGCAGCAGCTGAACAATATATGGATAGTGTATATAAAGCACTTGAACCAGGAGAAATAAGTGGTATTAAGCTTGATAAGAAAACTCAAGCAGCACTTTATTCTGGTTTAGTACAACCAAGCTATCCTTCAATATCTGGTAAAAATACAAACTTGCTTGGACACTTGTTGGAGAAGTATCAGTTTGTAGAACCAAACCATGGCTTAATTGCTGAGGCACTTTGGTTACTATCGGATCCAAATGGATATAAAGAAAAGATTATGTCTATAGGCAAAAATAAAACAGTAGAAAGCACTGTTAGACAGTTAAAGACTGAACAATCTAATAGAATAGCATCTAGTGTACCAGAAGAAAAAGAATCAAAGATGTCTCGTAAGTTACCAAGACAGAAGAACATCTTTTCAAGATAAGCAAACAATTTAAAATATAATATAAATTATGGCAACTCCAAGTTTGAACAACGGTATTTTCCTACGTGATACCAGCTACAAGGCTAGCTCACACGTAGATTCATACCATTTAGTGAACATGCTTAAGAGTGCAGAACCTATGGATATGGGTCCTGTAGATCTTTGGGCTATGACTCAGAAGGTAGAAATGCCTCTGTATCAATTTTCTAGTTTTGGTGGTAAAAACATTATCAATGTTGACAACCACAGAGGTGAGTACAAGTGGCAAGTACCTGTAGCTCAAGACCTTCCTTACATCATTGAAGACATCCAGTCTGCTAATGTAACTAAAGGTGTTGACGGTAGCACTTTCCAGATCAAATTGAACAAGCGTACATTTGGTCATGGTGACATCATTACTTATGATAAGTATAATGGTGTTGAAATGTACATCACTGCTGATGACATTATCCCAACTGGTGATGGATTTATCTACACTGTACAGTTGGTAAACAATGACAATGCTAAATATTTGGATAACAAATATCTTGCATCTGGTACTAAAATCTTCCGTAAAGGTTCTGCTCGTGGTGAGTATGGTGAGCGTTTCTCTGATATTGGAGAATACTCTGCAGGTTTCCGTGAGTTCTACAACTTTGTAGGTGGAGCTGAAGCACACGTGCACTATTCAGTATCTAGTCGTGCTGACTTGATGTTGAAAGGTGGAATGAATGCTGATGGTACTGTTCCTGTAACTGAGATCTGGAGAAACTTCGGTACTACTTCTGATCCTTCTATTACTAGTTTGGAATCTATGGTTCAAATCATGGGTAAAGATGCAGTTAAGCGTGCATTTGATAATGGTGATTTGTCACGTTCTTTCTTGACTAAGATGGAAGCTGCTCACTTGACCAAAATTGCTTCTGACATTGAAACTTATTTGATGTGGGGACAAGGTGGTAAGATTAAGCAAGATGGTCCAGATGATGTACGTCTTTCTGTGGGTTTGTGGAAGCAGTTGGATAACTCTTTCAAGCGTATCTACAATAAGTCTAGCTTTAACTTAGATTTGTTCAAATCTGAACTTTATAACTTCTATGCTGGTAAAGTTGAATTTAAAGGTCCAGATCCAAAGCGTCAGTTGGTAGTTCAAACTGGTATTGGTGGTATGAAGCTTGTTAATGATGCTATCAAGCGTGAAGCTATCCAATCTGGTTTGGTTATTCAGGCTGCAGATATCGGGGCTATTTCTGGTAAAGGAATGGACTTGAACTTTGGTTATGCATACACTAGCTACGTTATTCCTTTCTTGGCTAACGTTAAGTTTGTATTGAACCCTGCGTTTGATAACTTGCATACCAATGATATTGAGAATCCTATTATTGATGGTAATCCTTTGTCTTCTTACAACTTTGTTATCTTTGATGTAACTGACAACGTAAATGATAACATTTACATGTTGAAACTTGCTTGGGATAATCAATTGAAGTGGTTCTACCAAAATGGTACTATGGATTACATGGGTCGTACCCAAGGTTTCCAATCTTCTGGTCAATTCAATGGATACCGTGTATTCATGAGTCAGACAATGCCTGCTGTATGGGTAAAAGACCCTACAAAAGTATTGAAGATTGTAATGCGCAATCCTATCACCGGAGGTTCTTTCTAATAAAAACCTTCTGTATAAAAAAAACCCGTGGATTAATTTCTACGGGTTTTTTTATTTTACAAAACTTTATTTGTATATTATAGTGTATAGTAACGTAAATAATTAAAGTCATGACAATAGAAAAATTTTTCCCTACATCACCTGATCTAGATATTAGACAGGATTCGGATTTAACTTTAGCAAAACTTGGACACTTAAACAGATTAGTAGATAATATCAATGCTGGTTGCGCTCCTAGTATTTATCAAGAAGGATCGGGTTTTAAATCATCTGTAAGATCTTCAGTTGATAATATTGCAGCAGGTTTGTATTCTGCTTCACTCGGAGGACAAACTAACTGTGCTACAGGATCTCATTCTTTTGTTGGTGGTGGTCTTTGTAATATTGCATTAAATGAGGGAGATTTTGTAGGTGGTGGATATGATAATACTGCTTCGGGTTATGGTTCTTCTATTCTTGGTGGTGCGCTTAACAAATCTGCAAGCGTGTTTAGTTCTGTAGTTGGTGGTATTGGTAACTGCACTACAGGTGCTTGTTCATTTATTGGTGGTGGTGAATGTAATACAGTAAAAGGTTTATACTCATCAATATTAGGTGGTCAACAAAATATAGCTGCTAGTATATATACATCAATTTTTGGTGGACAAGGTAACGTAGCTTGCCATCCTTATTCTTCTGTACAAGGTTGTAATATTACTTCTAGAATGGAATGTGCATTTCATGCTAATAGAATTGTAGTAACAGCTTTACCATCAAGTGCAGTTGGTTTACCTATTGGAGCTATGTGGTATGATCCAGCAGATGGAAATAGAGTTAAATATGTTTCTGCATAATAATTAAAAAATAAAAAAATACAATTATGGCAATAAGTAAATTTATTATAGCTAGACCTGACCTGTGGGTTACAGGTGTAGGCACAACAGATGCAGACAAGCAACCTGCAAGATTAGGTCACGTAAACCGTGTTGTTAATTATCTTAACACATATTTACCTGAAACAATTAATAAAACAATAGTACTTTCTAGTGGAGATACTACGGATCTTACTAGAATACAGGATCCAGTTTTAAATCAATATCCTGAAACTGCATATTTGCAAGCAGCTACCCCATTGTTAATTCCAATTTTGAGTAACTGTGTATGGCAAGTTACTGTAGATTTTTCTGCAGTAGCTAAAACGGCAAGTGGTGCTATTTCAATTGGAGATAGTTATGGAGGTAAATTTGTACTTACATTTAAGCGTGTAAACGGTACATCTTCTGTAGTTGGTGTAAACCAAGCTATTTCTAGTTATGATGATAGTATGTCTACTGCTCAAGTACAATTTGGAATAGGTGCTTCACAAAATCTTTTAGTTACATTTAAAGCCCCTACTACTGCATCAGGAATTAATTTTGCAACTACTGCAACTGTAAGTATTACTCAAACCGCATTATAATTATGTCAAAATTTTCAGTACAAAACGCAGTTAGTGGAAGTGTAGTTTATGGTAACCTAAGAGGTGATAAGTCTACAGATCTACAGTTTATAAGAACTGATGCTACACAAGTTGCTTCAGGAGAAGCTTCTTTAATTGCAGGTGGAGGTAGTAATAAAGCTAGTGGATATTTTTCATCTGTATTAGGTGGATTTGGAAACTGGGCTAGTGGTAATAATTCTATTTCAGGCGGAACTGGTAACACATCTGTTGGGGATACAACATTGACAATTGGTGGTGCTAATTTAGCTTTATCTGATCAATCAGTTTGTATTGGTCTTGAAAATAGAACTGAAGCTGAAGGTAGTGTTGCAATTGGTATTGGTAACGTTACTTATGGGTTAGGTAGCGCAATTATTGGAAGCCAAGCTTCTGCAACTGGTCCTACTGCACCTTATTCTTTGGTGTTAGGGGGTAGTTCTGCATTTGCTTACTTACCTGGACAAGTTGTAACTAATGCAAGAGGTTCACAATATAGTGGTGGTGGTACTGAACCTGCTACATTACAAGCATCTGAATTAATGTTGATGCGTGAGCAATATTTTGGACCCGGTACTCCAGGTGGTTCTACATTTACTTCATTTGCATTATCATTAGATGGTGCAGCTGCATCACTTACTAATCAAGTTGTAATGTTTGGTGATGATAAAGCTTGGCACATTACTGTTGATTATACTATTGTTGATGTAACAAATAGTAAGATTATTGCTGGTAAAGATCTTGTAATTGTTGATAAACAATCTAATGTTGTTAGATTAAATACAACTAATAGTATTACTAAAATTGGTGATCCTGCATTTGTAAGTCAAGTAAGTATAGCATATACTTCAGTAGCTCCAGTAAATTTTATTGCAACAGTTTATGCACCGTCTCCATTCTCTGTGTCAACTCCTACAGCATTTAGAGCAACTGCAAAACTTAAAATTGTTGAACTTAAAACATCATAAGTATGTCTAAATTTGTAACAGATACCAATGGCAACAGTAGAGGACAGTATTCTGTTGATACTCAGTTTGATAGAATTTCTTCTGATCAAGTAGCATCAGGAGAAGGTGCCAGTATTTTAGCAGGAATAGCTAATGAAGTTAGCGGTAATTATAGTACTGTAGTAGCTGGACAAGAAAATTTAGTAACTGGTGATTTTAATATTGTAGGTGGAACTTTAAATATTGTTAATGGTTCAGGTTCATTAGTTTATGGTAATAATAATGAATTAGATAGTGCTTATTCATGGATTATTGGAAGTAACAATAACTTAGCTAATGATTACATCTATGTTTTTGGAAAAAATGGTAACTGGTTTAATGGTGGAAATAATGATGCCGTACAAGTAACAGTACTTGGTTGTGAAAGTTATAACATTGGAACTCCAGTATCTGCAGAAAATGCACAACCAAAAGGTGCTGTTTTATTAGGTGGTGTTTTTCCATTTGCAATATTTTCACAGGAAGTAATTAAGAATGCTTATGCATACTCAACTGATTTTCCTAAACCTTATGCGTACACTTCTGTACAAGTTCAAGAATCAGAAGTATTACTTACGGCAGAAGAAACTATATCTACTACTCCAGGTATTACTGCAGTTGATATGCGTTTACAATTGGAAGGTAATATTTCAGGACGTATGGATCTTGGAACAAATCTTGCAATGTTATATGGTGGTATGTACTGGGGTATAACTGTAAACTGGATTGTAAAAGATGTAACCAACTCTGGTCCTAATAGACCTGTTAGAGGTGGTACAGATATGATTGTTACTAAAAGAGATCAATTTGGTAATATATCTTTATTTAAACAAACTATAAGTAATTTTGGAGATAGTGCATTAAGCAATATTACATCTGTCTATTCAATTGGAAATCAATATTCTGTTGAAATAGAATTAAGAATGACATCTAGTACACCTATGACAAAAAGATTAAGAGCTGCGGCTTCTGCATCTGTTGTACAAACCATGTCTTTCTTAAATTAATAAGATAAAGTAATTATTTTTAATTATTTTTGACTATATTATTATTAGAACCAACAATTTAAACCAATGAGTTTTACATTAGTAGAAAAGTATCCCCAGAATAAAGCTGGGAAGATTGCTGTTAGACCCTTTTTTGATAAAAGTGTGTCTAACATGGGATTAGAAAAGTATGGATTATCTCTGTTTGACGGAGTATTTCATGAAGAACAACTAGCTTGTCTAGAAATTAATGGTGTGAAGCGTTACATTACAGGACTAAATGAATTTGCTCCTGAAGTAAAGTTACTACCAGAAGATGAAAGAGAAGCTAAAGCAAGAGAGATTAGAAAAGTTGTTTCTCAACTTGAGAAAGAACTAGCTTCTAATGTAGTAGATCCGGAGGATAAAGATTTCTGGAATAAAATTCAGTTGCTTAAACCAAGTAACTCTGAATTTTGGGATAAGATTATTGTACGTTGTGGCAATGAACCCTTATACCTTGAACCAGATAAAGATCCTTATGATCTTATTAAGTTCTATGCAATCAATGCAGGAGGTTTTGTAATTGTAGCTAAAAGCTATGATGATGCAAGAAAACGTCCTGTACCCCCTAAGTTCTATTTAGATGTTGCTGAAGAAACAGTAGTTATCAAAACTGAACTTAAGAAAATGCGTAACAAAGCTTTGGCTGAGTTGCAAAAGATGTATGACAAACAAGCAAATAAACTATTTTATGTATGTAAGATAGTTGATGTAGATAGTATTCAGTACAAAAAGAATACACCAAATGATGTAATGTATGATAATATGGACAGATACATCAATGGTGAAACAGTAGAAAGAAATAAAAAACTTACTGCTGAAAGATTCTTGGAAGCTGCTGGACACGATCTAGCTACACTGAAATTAAAAGCAGTGGCTAAAGATGCGGCTTACTACAAATACATTGTAACTAAGCCAGATGGTTTTATTTACCATTTATCTTCTAGCACAATGCTTGGTAGAAATCTTGCTGATGTGGTTGAGTTTATGAAAAACCCTATCAATCAAGATATTACTGATCAGCTTGTAGCAAAAGTAGAAGTAAATTGGTAAACTGTTAATACATGAATAATCAGATCCTGCAACTAAAAATCAAACAGAGGTTAAATAAATTATCCTCTAATGATTATGACAACATTGAAAGTTGGCAAATTATTGAAGCTTTTAATAAAGCTCAACTTCAATGGGTAAGAAGACAACTTCATGCAGGAAATGCTCGTAAGGAAGGTGATGAAGGTTCAAAGAGAAGAATTGATGATTTACAAATATTACTTGTAGATCAAGTTCTTACTGGTACACAAAATGCAAAGTACTTTGAATCTACATCACTTCCTTCTGATTATTTAGAATTTAAAAGAGTTAGCACACTTGCTAAATCAGAATGCTGTCCAGCAGATTCAATGACAGTTTATCTTGCTGAAGAAGCAAATGTAGATAGCTTATTGAATGATAATTTTAGAAACCCCAGTTTTGAATGGGGTGAAACTTTTTGTACATTATTTAATGATACAATAAGAATTTATACTGATAACAAATTTACTGTTATTAATCCTACACTTACATACTATAGAAAACCTGTCTATATTCAAATTACAGGCACTATTGATCCTTATACGGGTCTTACATCTACTACAGATGTATCATGTGAATTTAGAGATGATATAACTGAATTAATAATTGATGAATGTGTTGGTATTCTTGCTGGAGATATTGAATCTATGAATCAATTACAAATTGCAAAACAATCCGTTGAAAATAATAATTAATAATCATGTTAGAAAGAAGACTTAAAAGTTCTAGTTCAAGTATGATGGCTTCAGATAGTAAATCTATGGCACATAAAGCTATGGCTAATCTTATTTATGAGATGCTACATGCTTCAACTAAAACTCACATTACACATTTAATGACAACCAGCTATGCTGCTCATAAAGCATTAAATGAATTTTATGATGAAATCTTGGGAAAGGCTGATGATTTAGCTGAACAATACCAAGGACATGTTGAAATGATATTAGAATATCCAGCACAAATGGATATTCCTATGTTAAAAACACCAGAAGAAGCAATTATATATTTAAGAAATTTATATGATAAAATTTCATCTGTTCAATCAATGATGACTTGTTCTAGTATTATAAATACTATGGATGAAGCTAAGGCACTGATTAATAGTACTAAATATAAATTGATCTTTTTGAAATAATATTTGTATATATAAAAATTATATTGTATTATATACTTGTATATTTATTTATTTAAAATTTAAAAATTATGTATTTTAATCATGCTTTTCAGAAGTTGTTCTTAGGAACTGGCACTTACCGAAAAAGTGTTTCCGGAACAACTGCAAGCGAACTCACTGGTAGTGGGGCTGTGCTTGGAAATTTTGGTCTTTACAATGCTAAGACCTTTGTTAACTTAAATGGTGCTACTGGCACTCCATTTATTCTTGCTGCTTCTAGCTTAACCCCTGCAAATGACAAAATTGGTCCTTTCCACGGTGGTTATTCAGAGTCTAACAAGTCTAAAGTGATTAACCCTAAGTATGTAAGCAAATTTACTCGTATTGATCCTAAAGCTGCTAGTGCTTCAATTATTCACATTGGACAAACTGAAGTTACTGAGGCTGCACCTTACAACTGTGCATGTCCTTCTTTTAACTGTGATGCAACTTACTATTTGCGTGTAGATGTAAAAGGTTCTCCTGCTTTGCGTTTCTTGAACCACAACGTATATAAGACTTTGTCTTACTATACTGGTTGTTGTGATGGAACTACTCCAGCTGCTATTGACCCTACCTTTGTTATGGTTGGTTGGGCTACTCAAATCACTGGTGTTCCTTCAAACAACTTTGCTGATGCAGATCCTATTTTGTCTCCTTTCATTCAGCCTATTGTTGCTGCTTATGATCCAGGAGCGGCTACTTGGTCTTACTATACTAAAGATGGTGAGGACGTAACTGTAAATGGTGAAACTTTTGTTTCTGCTGGTACATTTGGTGATTATACTACTCCTGCTGAAACTTCAGTTACAGATGTATGTGCTGGTTTGATTTTAGCTGGTGCTTATGTTGACACTGTATTCGGAGATTGTTCTTTCCAACCTACAGATTATTTTGAAAAAGAGCCTGTGTTGATTTTTGCTTCTGAAGTTGATGAAGTTGGAAATCCTTGCGAATTTTCTGGAATTTGTGTAAAGCGTGGAATTGGAACTTCTGATGATCCATCTACTCCTGGTTCAGGTCCTGAACTTGGTAAGCAAGGTGAAGGTTTTGGTGAAACTGTTGTTCGTGATATGATTCAGTCTGAAATGTATCGTCAGAACTACTGGAATGATGATCCACGTATTCGTGAGATTACTTTGGGTAATGCTCCTTTGGATGCACTTAGCCGTACTGCTACCTATACCAGATATCAGATTTTGCACAATGTACCTCGTTTCAATAACCCATCTAGCACTTTTGATAATGATCAATATTTGTTAGAAGTTATTACTGACGGAACTGTTGCAACTTTTGAAGCTGATATGGCTGCAATCCTTACTGCAGCTGGTAACGGTGTAACATTAGAAGTATTGTAATATTGTCTAATTCATAAAAAGAAAGGGGAGGAGAAATCTTCCCCTTTTTTTATTTGTTTATTTTTTGTAAATTATATATGTACAGTCAAAATCTGTATTATAAGATGAACAAACATATTTTAAGTTTAGACATTCCTGAAACTCTCAATACTAAAATTTTAAGAGTAACAGATACTAGCGTTTATGCTAGTGATCTAACAGTGGCTTGCCCAAAACTTCAAGTGCTTACACCTGGATCAATTGAAGAAGTAACATTAGACTTTAATACTAATGTAGAAAACATACTAACAGCATGTGATTTAGGATTGCAACTTACTGATTGTAATACTACTCTTACAGATTTACCAGATGGAGTTTATACACTCAGATATTCTGTAGCTCCAAATGATAAAGTATTTGTTGAGTATGTACATTTAAGAATGTCTACAGCACTTAAATTATATTACGAGATTCTTTGTACTATTAATTTATCCGGATGTGAACCATTAAAAGAACAAAGAGATAAATTAAATACACTTAGACTTTATAAAACAATGTTAGATGGAGCTAAAGCTAAAGTTGAATATTGTCATAATGTTGAAGTAGGAGTTGCAATTTATAATTATGTTTATAGTAAATTGCAAAAATTATCTTGTACATATTGTAATTAATAATTAAAAACCAATGGCTAGTAAATCTTTATGCCCAAATTGTAAATCTGTTTTATCTTGTGGATGTCAACTTAAAACAGCATCTGATGGAAGAAGAGTATGTAACTCTTGTAAAGCAAACTATGAATTAACACTAAAACAAAAATGTCAAACTCCAATTGTACAAACTGTGATTACAGCAAAGTAAACATTAGATTTGCTGAAACTATATTTTCTATTTATAAAGAAATGAAGTTTGGTATTGAAACTTGTTGTCATGAAAATAGAGATATAGATATTCTTAATTTTGAACTATTAGAATTAATAGATAAATTTGATGAGGAATTAACACCTTTATTATGAAAGAATTTTTTGGAGTTATTATTTTATTTAGTTTACTTATTGGAACAATTAAGTACATCAGAAATGTTACTATTGAGAACAGAAAAAAAATGATGGAAGAAGTAGAAGAAATAGAAGAAACTAATGATTAGTTTAATTTTATTTTTTTTAGCAGGTATTGTTGATGCAGCTAGAGACTTTGTAGGATTTAGATTAGAGCAATCTATATTTTATAAATACAACCATCAGTTTTGGAATACTGACAAATCTTGGAAGAATAAATACAAATTACCCTTACAAGTAGGTAAAAAGCATTGGTATAATTTTGGATATATACCTGCCTTTGAAGAAAAGTTTCCTTATAGCACTACTATATTTGTTGGATTAACAGATGCATGGCATATGTTAAAAACCATGTATCTTTTACTTATGTTTTTTGGTGTAGTTTGTTACACTACAATTGTAGGATTAGGTCCTGATTTTTTTATTTGTTGGATATCTTATTCAATATCCTTTAATCTTTTCATTGAAAAGATTTTCAATAGAATTTATTGGAAATACAAATAAGCTTTCATAACAGAATTATTTTTATTATATTATAGTGTACAGTTAGCTCTGTGCACTATATTTCTATAAATATGCTACCAGTAGGATCAAACACAAAAAGCAGCACTTGTTCAGTACTTTCAAGTAATTGCGTCATATGGCATGGAGCGGATATACCATGTATTGGTTTATGTAAATCTGATACAGTTACAGATGTAATTCTTAAACTTGGAGAATTAGTTTGTAACATTGATGGAAGAGCCAGTGAGATTACCGTAAATACAGAATGTTTAGGTAGTGGTTCAGTTACATGGACTGACTACAATGATCTTATTCAGTATTTAACTGATAGACTTTGTAATCTATACACCGTTGTAGAGGATATTGTAATTCCTGGTCCTATTAACTTAACTGCTGATGTAGCATCTTGTTTACAAGCAGAAGCTGGTGGAGCTACATTAGGTGTAGTAGAATATGCTGAATTAATTGGTGTTACATTGTGTGCTGCATTAACAGATATTAGTACACTTGAATCTGCAGTAGGAACACACAGTACTCAAATTACAACTATCAATAATACTTTATCTACTTTAAGTTCTACATATGCTCCTATTAATTCAACTTATGTTTGTTTAGGAGATGGTGCTGATACTTTAGTAAATATAGTTGCTATAATAGAACAAGAGCTTTGTGATCTTGAAACACAAACTGGTAGTCCTGCAGAATTAGCTGTTGGGTTACAACCTTATTGTGATTTAACTAATGAACCTGCTTTATCTACTGCTGGTACAATGGCAACCGCATATCCTGAATGGAATGTAACTGTAAGTAACTTAGCACAGAGTATTAAGAACTTATGGATTACTGTATGTGATATGCGTAATAAAGTTAATTTATTAGCTGACTGTTGTGCTAGTACTTGTGCTGATATTGTACTTGGATTTTATGGTGTGTTTGAAACAGATACTCTTACAGTAAGAGCAAATACAGGATCCGTATTACCTGCAGATTTTACACAATGTCCTTTACCAGGATCAACTATTACTATTACAGATGGTAACGGAGCTAGTTTTACTACTTCATTTAACAATATTGCTGTAATTGTAGCAGGTGGTTTTCAGGATATTGATTTAAGTACTTCTGGTTTAGACTTTGCTACTGACTTTTCAGTTGAAGTAGCTTATTGCTTTACTAATATGATGACCGGTTTACAGTGCCAAAATACTGTAAGATTTAATGTAATTAACACTGTAGCTTGTCCTGTTATGTCTTTAACTTCAAGTTGGAATAATATTTCTAGTTCTGGAACTGTTGGTTATAGCTTTAATAACCTATACATAGCTTCTGCTACTACTAAATATAGAGTAAGATTGTATGATGCTGGTTTGTCTATTGTAGGTTCTACTACAACAGCTGTAGCTAGTACACTTTCAAATCCTGTAACAGGTTCATTCCCGGTTTCTAATGTTGGAACTTATACTGTAGAAATTTCTATAATAAGTGTTAATCCATCAACTGGTGTTGAAACTGTAGTAAGAGTGTGTACATCTGAGTCAGTAGTTGTAGTTAATACAACCTGTTTACCAGTAACTAATTTAATAGCATATAATATTAATTAAAATGAGTTGTAATTGTAATAATAACCCATGCGGGTGCACTGACACCACGTTAACTTCACCGGTTACTACAGTTTGTAATAATACTGAACCTTGTGAAGAACTCGTCTACACAGAGTGTGTCAGTTATAACGGTAATAATATTGTTGATATTCCTATCAATAACAATGATAGAATGGATATTGTAATTAAGAAAATTGTTTCTTATTTAACAAATCCAACTTGTTTTGATATAACTGCAGAATGCCAAGCAATTTATGACTTTGAAGTACAAGGTATTACTAGTACTGCCGCTACCGTATTTTGGACTATACCTGGGGCTCCCGCAGAAATTACTTCTGTTAAGATTGAATACTCAACAAGTCCAACATTTGGAACAAGTACAATAGTTACTGTTACAGCAGCAACTCAATGGTCATTAATAAATCTTATACCAAATACTGAGTATTATATAAGAATGATAACTGGAACAGATGCTGAAGCTGATTGCTGCACATCTATAACTTTAAATTTTAAAACTTTAACTAGCTAATTATGGGAAACCTATATATAAATTTTACAGAACCAACTCCTGCTCCTACACAATATCTTGTAGAGTATAAAAGATCGGTTGATAGTACTTGGATTGCAACAACACTTCCAGGTCCTCCACCATTTTTAATTCCTGCAACTATGACAGGTACTGAATATGATGTAAGAGTATATTCAGATTGTGGAGATGGTGTGTTTAGTACATTTGATTTAGTAACTAATGCACCTTTTGACGATTGTCAAGAATATTCTTTTAATAATCCATCAGGAGTGAATCAAACTCTTACATATAATTTATGTGGAGATCCGGATAACCCAATTACAATTACAATACCTAATGGTGATTCAGAAGGTCCTTTTTGTTTAAGTAACGGTTTTGGACCTTATAGTAATCCTGAATCCGGTTTAGTTCCTACATTAGGTCCCCCATGTCTTCCAACAATTTAATAAAATATAATTATGCCTACCGGTAGATCATCAACAGATATTTTCTTGCAAAGTCTTTTTCAAAGATTGCAAGAGTTTTTACGTAGAGGTTCAGATATCTCTAGAAATGTAACTTTAACAGGAGCATTGATTCCACTTAATGCTGAAAAATCAATCTGTGTTACTTTAATTAACACAACAGGTGGAGATGTTTATTTTAGTGTGAATAACACGGCATCTATAACTTTACCAGATAAAACTGGTGTAACATTAGATGTAAATAAAGCAGAGCAAATTGCGGTTTCAGGAACTGGTACTTTAACATATATAGTAAGTAAATAATTATGGCAACATTCGGCAAGTTTTTCTCATTAGGTGGTAGTGGTGGCGGAGGTCTAGTTAATTTTGTTGATGGTACATGTGATACTATTCAACCATCAGCATTTTTAGCGGTTAGTTCTACTACGTACACAGATATGAATCTGGTTCTTTTAACATTAGGAACAGGTGCAATTATTGCAGCTTGTCCTGATGCTACAGCAGTAGGCGGAGATGCCAGAGGACAATATGCAGTTGATTTACAAATGTCAAGAACACTTGCATCTCAAGTTGCGTCAGGTGATTATTCTGCTATTTTAGGCGGAAGAAATAATAGTACAAATGGTTTAGATGATACATTTATCATGGGTAGTGATATCACTGCTAATACAGCTTGTACAAGTTATGTAAATAATTTAAATATTTTTAGTACTCCGGTTGTAGATACATCAGTAGATGATGTACTTGTACGTGATCCAGCTACAGGTTTGATTAAATCAAGATCTGCATCTAGTCTTGCACAAGAAGTAATTGTTCTTGGTACAGGGGCATGTTCATCTTTAAGATGTGCTGTTGGTAACACGGCATTGGGTAATTACTCCGCTTCACTTGGTGGACAAAACAACTGTGCAACGGGAGTTTATTCTGCAATCGTTGGTGGTTGTGGCAATACAGCAAGCGGTTATGCGAGTTTTATTGGTGGAGGTGTAAATAACCTATCAACCACTACATATTCAGGTATTCTTTCGGGTATTGGAAATATAAATTGCGGATATTTATCATCTATAGTAAGCGGACAACAGAACTGTATAAGCGGTGGAGGTTGTAATGTTATTACGCACGGATTTTGTAACAGAGCGTTGGGTAATGTAGGATTTATTGGAGGTGGTAGAAATCAAACCATAAGTGGAAACTATCAAAGTATTGTAGGAGGAAGATGTAATACAATTGCTTTAACCGCAAGTAATTCATTTATTGGAGGAGGTGACTCAAACACTGCAAGTGGTAATACTTCAACTATTGCAGGAGGGATTCTAAATAATGCAAGTGGATGTCTTTCAACAGTAGGTGGTGGTTGTAGTAATACTGCAAGTGGAACTACTTCAACTATAGGTGGTGGTCAATCTAACCAAGCAACAAACTCTTGGTCATCCGTAGTAGGTGGTCAATCTAACTGTTCCGTTGCATCACATACATTTGTTGGAGGTGGATGTACAAATAGGGCTTGTGGAATAGGAGATAGTGTAGTTAGTGGAAAGTTTAATACGGCAAGTGGTTCTTATGGATTTATAGGGGCGGGAGCAACTAACTGCGTTATTGGTCTTGCAAGTGGAATTATATCGGGAGCAAGCAATACAAATAGTGGTGCTTACTCAATTTTAGGAGGTGGTCAATCTAACCGTGTATGTAATACGGCTTCATGGGCATTAATAGGTGGTGGTTTTGGTAACTGTGCTACAAGTGTCTATTCAAGTGTAGTAGGTGGTTGTGGAAACTTAACATCAGGATATGCTTCTGTTGTAGGTGGTGGAATTGGTAATATTTCTTCAGGTTTTATTTCTACCGTATCAGGTGGAACAGGCAACTCTGCCGTTGGAAGTTATTCAACAGTTGCAGGTGGTAACTTTAATAGAGTTTGTGCTTGTCAAAGTTTTATTGGAGGTGGTTTAAATAATTTAATAGGTTCTGGAGCAAATGGTTTAGTAATAGGTGGTGGAATAGGTAATACAAATTCAGGATTTTATGCTACTATAGCAGGAGGTTATCAAAATTGTAATGATCAATACGGTGGAACAATTAGTGGTGGATACAGGAACGTAACTTGTATAGGTAGGTATACGACCATTGGTGGTGGACAATTTAACACTGCATCCAATTATTTTTCTATGATTGGAGCAGGTAGATACAACTTATCATGTAATCAATATTCGTCTATTTTAGGAGGTCTATGTAATCGTGCAGGAGGTAACTATTCAGCAGTTGGTGGAGGAACATTAAACATTGCAAGTGGATGTGAATCAACAATTGGTGGTGGGTGTAGTAATACTGCATCAGGTCCTTTAAGGTCTACCGTAGGTGGTGGTGTTCTTAACCTTGCTTCGGGTATTTCTTCTACCGTTGCGGGAGGTCAACAAAACTGTGCTACAGATTATGCGGTAGTTGCGGGTGGAATTTTAAATTCTGCAAGTGGGTCTGCATCCGTAGTAGGAGGAGGTTCAAGTAACGTAGCAAGTGGAACTCAAGCATTTATGGGCGGAGGATGTTCAAATTGTAGTTTTGGTTACAGAGCGGTTATTGGAGGTGGATTTAATAACTGTGTAAGAGATATTTCTCAATATGGAGTCATAGTAGGTGGAGAAGGAAACCGAATTGGAGCAAGATATTATTCAGCGGTTGTTGGAGGACAAAACAATGTTAATGCGGGTGCATATTCATTTATGGGTAGTGGTAGTGGAAACTACACAAGTGATTCAACTTGTTATGCCGTAATAGGTGGTGGATGTGGTAATGGAGCATTCGGCGTTGGAGCAACTGTAGGTGGAGGTTTTGGAAACCAAGCCGCAAATTCATGGTCATCAGTAGTAGGTGGAGCGTTTAACTGTGCTACTAATGTGTATTCTTCTGTCGTAGGAGGGTGTGGAAACAAGGCATTAGGGTATGGTAGTTTTGTTGGTGGTGGTGTTAATAACTGTGCTTGTAATTGTTTTTCAAACATAGCAGGAGGATTAAATAATTTAATTTGTAGTCAAGGAGTTTGTTCTTTTATTGGTGGTGGAAGCAATAATATTGCAAACTTTTTTGGAAATTTTATAGGAGCGGGAACAGGAAATATTGCTTGTGGTAATAGAGCCGTCGTTATTGGTGGATGCGGTAATATTTCTTCGGGTCAAGATTCTATGGTAGGTGGAACTGGTAATAGTTCTACAAATAATGGTTCTGTTGCCTTTGGTACAACTGTTATTGCAAGTGGTTTTAGTTCAGTTGCTTTTGGGAATGGCAACCAATCAACTGGTAATTCAAGTAATGTAGTGGGTGGCACTTCAAATTGTGCTACTGCAAATTTTTCATCAGTTTTAGGCGGCTCATTGAATAGAGCAGAGTCAGAATGTTCGGTAGTTGTTGGTGGTCGATTAAATCGTTCTTGTGCTATAGCGGCATTAGTTGGAGCGGGTACTTGCAATTGTGCTATTGGTGATAACTCCTCCGTAGTAGGAGGAGCGTTTAACTGTGCTACTTCTATCTATTCTTCTGTCGTAGGAGGGTGTGGAAATAAGGCAACGGGATATGGGTCATTTGTTGGTGGGGGTGTTGGAAACACTTCAAGTGCTAATTCATCTTCTGTTTTAGGTGGCGACGGGAACAATGTAAGTGGTATTGGTTCTGCTATTGTTACTGGATATGCAAACTCTGTTAGTGGAGGAAATAATTTTATTGGAACTGGATTTGCAAATACCATTTCATCACCTGTTTATAGGTCGGGAATAGGAGCAGGATTTATAAATTCTATTAGTGCAAGCGGAGCATACTCATTTATAGGTTCGGGTAATGGAAACAGTATAACAGCAATAAATTCTTTTATTGGTGGTGGTTATTTAAATAGAGCAATTGCAACTACATCATTTATAGGTGGTGGAGAAAATAATATTGCAGCGGGTTCTTATAGTGCCGTAACTGCGGGACAAAATAACTGTGCTACGGGTGGTTGGTCTTTTGTTGGTGGTGGGTGTAGAAACGTAGTAAGTGGCAATTGTTCTTCATTAGTAGGTGGAAGTTGTAATACCGTAAGTGGATATAGAGGATTTATTGGTGGAGGCGGAAACAATACGGTAAGTGGAGGAGATAATTTTGTTGGTGGGGGTAATTCAAATATAGCAAGCGGTATTCTCCGTGCATTCGTAGGTGGAGGATATGGAAATGTTGCGAGCAATTATTCTACTACCGTAAGCGGTGGTTATTCAAATTGTGCTACACGTAATGATGCAACTGTTGGGGGTGGTAGTAGAAATACAGCAAGTGGTTATAGTTCATCTATTATTGGTGGGGTTAGAAATATTGCGTGTGCTTGTGCTTCAATAGTAGGTGGGGGAGAACTCAACCGTGCATTAGGAAATTATTCAGCCGTAGCGGGTGGATTCTCTAACTGTGCTGTGGGAGTTGAATCATTTATAGGTGGTGGTAGAAACAACTGCTTGGTAGGTCAAGGAGCGTTAATAGTTGGTGGATACCAAAACTACGTATGTGGTGCGGGAAATATTATTGTCGGTGGAGGATGTAACGGCATCAATGGATTTGCACAAGAAAGTTCAATTGGTAGTGGATTCCTAAACATCATTGGTGGTAATAAAAACCAATCCTTCATGGGAGGAGGTAGACAAAACACCATAGACGGTACAAGAGCGTTCTTGGGTGGTGGTATTTTAAATCAAGTAACGGCTGATTGTGGAACTTTAGGTGGAGGTTGCGGAAACGTGGTTTCATTCCCTTATGGTTCATTACTTGGTGGATTTAGCAATACCGTTAATGGTTGTAGTGGATTTGTCGGTGGTGGAGCGTGCAACACTGCTCAAGGTGCTTATGGTGTAGTTGTGGGTGGTTGTGTTAACACGGCATCTGCATTATATTCTGTAGTTCTCGGTGGTGTAGGTAATACCGCTGCGGCTAACTTCTCAAGTGTGGTTGGTTGTGGAATAAATGCAAACGTAGAGTGTGCATTCCACGTAAATAAACTTGTAATCACTAATATTCCAACTTCAAGTGCTGGATTATCAAGTGGTGAAGTTTGGTCAGATGGTGGTACTTTAAAAATTGTTACATAATTTTTTTAATTAAGAATTATTTGTTATATTAATAGTGTAAGTAAAATTATTAAAATTTTTTATCATGGCAGTAAAAATATCAAAAGAACTAACAACCCAGGAAGGGTTTGTGGTTAGCGAGTGTTTTGGATTCTTGAGCATTTATCTTTTAAATGATTCATGGACTAACGTATCTTATTTCAAAAGTGAAGCTGATTATTTAGCTGGAAAATCACCTTTGAACATTCAGGAACTTCCTTCACGTGTAAGCTTAGAAGTTACAGCAGAGCAATTCTGGGGTACTACCTTAGCTACTGATATGCACGAAAAGGTTAAAGTAGCTGTTGAAGCTGTAACTGGAGAAGGTACAGTAACTATCGTTACATTGGAATCTTCTAACGCTTAATTAGTTAGTAAATTAATAATTAAACCCTGGGATTAATTTCTCAGGGTTTTTTTATTATATTTGCTTTTATGAATATAGTATTTCAAATTGATGGTGGTCTTGGAAAGTGTATAATGGCCACTGCAGTATGTGAATGTATTAAAAATCATCACCCGGAAGCAAAATTAATTGTAGTATCTGGGTATCCAGATGTTTTTTTAAACAATCCAAATGTAGATAGATCATATGGATTTGGACAACAATCTTATTTTTATGAAGAGTTTATAGAAGATAAAGATTGTATTATACATGCACATAATCCTTATTTAGAGGTAGCTCATATACAAGGTACAGAGCATTTATTAAAAACCTGGTGCAAAATGTTTGGATATCAGTATAATGGTGAATATCCAAAATTATATCTAACAGCAAGAGAACTTGAATTTTTCTCAGCTAAATACAGATCTGATAAACCTATTCTTACTTTACAAACAAATGGTGGTGCTCCTAACCAGGAAGTAAAATACTCTTGGGCTAGAGATCTGCCGTATGCAGTAGCACAAGATGTAGTAGATCATTTTAAAGGTACACATAATGTTGTACATATCCGTAGAGAAGATCAACCGGAATTAAAAAATGCAATTACAGTATCTGATAATTTTAGATCACTTTGTGTATTATTAATGATGAGTGATAAGAGATTATTAATTGATTCATTTGCACAACATGCTGCTGCTGCACTATTATTACCATCAGTAGTTTGTTGGGTAGCTAATAAAAAAGGTGTATTTGGATATGACACTCACACTAACATTGAAGCTAATCTTTTTACAAAGAAACCTGAACTGAGAAATGCATACTTAGGAAAATTCAATATCATTGGAGATCCATTAGAGTTTCCTTATCATAGTGAAAAAGAGATTTTTAATTCACAAGACATTATTAAAGCATTAGAAGTAATCTAATATGGAAAAAATATTTTTTAACTCATCTTTACCAAGAAGTGGAAGTACATTATTACAAAATATACTTGGTCAAAACCCAGATTTTTATGTAACACCTACTAGTGGTGTTTTAGAATTAGTATTTGCAGCAAGAGCAAACTATACAGATTCTCCTGAGTTTAAAGCTCAGGATCATCAACTAATGAAAGATGCTTTCTTAGGTTTTTGTAAAGAAGGTGTAGAAGGATTCTTTAATTCTATTACAGATAAAAAATATGTTATAGATAAATCACGTGGCTGGGGTATACACTATGATTTTTTAAATAGCTTTTATCCACAACCAAAAATTATTTGTATGGTTAGAGATATGAGAGATATCATTGCTTCTATGGAAAAGAACTTTAGAAAGAATCAAGATAAAACTGATCCTATTGTTAGTCATGCTGAAATGAGAGGTACTACAACTCCTAAAAGAGTTGATGCTTGGTTAGCATCTCAACCTGTAGGAATGGCCGTTGAAAGGTTAAATGAAATTATCAGACAGGGTATTGATAAGCATATCCACTTTGTAAAGTTTGAAGATTTATGTTTATATCCAGATGAAGAAATGCGTAAGATATATGAGTACTTAGGTGTACCTCAGTATAAGCATGACTTTGATAATATTCCTCAGATTACTCAAGAAGATGATAGTGTATATGGTATATATGGTGATCATGTTATTAGAACAAGATTAGAACCTGTACCTTCTCAAGCTAAAACTATTTTGGGTAAAGATGTTACTAACTGGATTTGGGATAACTTCCAATGGTACAATCAATATTTTAGATATACAAAATGATATTAGTATTATTTGGACAACCCCATTCTGGTAAGTCAACAATAGCTCATTTATTAAAAGCTGATTTAAATGACCGGGGTTTACTCTTTGATCATATAGATGGTGATATACTAAGACAAATGTTTAACAATAAAAGTTATACAAAGGAAGGAAGACTTAGTAATCTAAAAACAGCTTCTGATATTGCTCACTATTTATCTTTTGAATTAGATTTGGTTATAGTTACTTTAGTATATCCATATAAAGAAGCTAGAGAATATTTATCTAAACTAAATGAAAATGTAAAATGGGTTTATCTACATTATCATGCTACAGATCTTAGAGGTAGAGAAAACTTTCATGTTTTAGATTTTGATGTACCGGAAGATGCTGATTTAGTAATTAACACATCAGAAGAACCAGAATTAGCATCTGTATATAAAGTAATTAATTTAATAAAAAACACAAATGAAAAACCGTCCATTTGATAAGTCAATTGTTGGTAAGAAATTTGGGAATCTTTTAGTTTTAGATGATTTTAAAAGTAGTAAACAAACATCTAAAACTGGAAAAGTTAGTAATATTACTCTTATTAAATGTAAATGTGATTGTGGAAATGAAAAGTATGTAAGTAGAAATTATTTATTAAATAGTAAATATGCAAGTTGTGGATGTTTAGTTGTGAATAATGTAAATTTAATAAATCAAAAATTTGGAAAACTAACAGTTATTTCTCAAACGTTATCTAGAAATGGTAGAAAAGCTTGGTATTGTAAATGTGATTGTGGAAGTGATAAAGTAGTTAGTACTAAAGCATTAAGAATAGGTGATACTACTTCTTGTGGTTGTATTCATCACGCTAAACGAAATTTTCACAAAAATTGGAAAGGTACTGAACATATAGCTTTAACTTTTTTTACAGCAATAAAAAGAGGAGCTTTAAGTAGAAACATTATTTTTGATATTGATATTGAGTATTTAGAAGAGCTTTATTTAAATCAAAATAAAAAATGCGCCTTGTCTGGAATGGATTTAGTATTTAGCAATGTTACTAAAAATAAATTTGGTGTTGGTAACGCTTCTCTTGACAGAATCAATTCAGATCAAGGTTACAGTATTGGTAATTTACAATGGGTGCATAAAAAAATAAATATCATGAAAAATGTTTTTACTCAAGAAGAATTTATAGATATTTGTACAAAGGTTTATAAAAAGCATTATGAAGAATAAATATAGTTTAATGATTGGTAGATACCAAATCTTTCATGGGGGTCATAAGTATCTTGTAGATACTCTATTAGAAGAAAAAAAACTTCCGGTTCTAATTGCAATTAGAGATGTACCTACTGATGAAAAAAATCCATTCACTGCAGAACAAGTTAAAGCAATGATTGAAGATAGTCTTAAATCTTATATATCTGAAGATAAGGTTAAAGTAATGATTATTCCGGATATTGAAGGTGTGTACTATGGAAGAGATGTAGGATACAAGGTAGAACAAATAGAAGTACCTGATCATATTAAGGAAATATCTGCTACAAAAATTCGTAAAGAAATGGGTTTATGAGTAGTGACAAACTAAGACATATATTAAAAACAATTACCTGGAGAATAGTAGGCACAATTGATACTATTCTCTTAGGGTATATTATTACAGGTAACATGTCTACCGGATTAAAAATTGGTGGGGTAGAACTAATTACCAAAATGGTATTATACTATATACATGAACGAGTATGGTATAAATACATCAGACTGAAATAATCTTTGCGATATTATAATTTTTGGAGTATATTATATATAGGTAGTACTACTTCAAAAATTATAATATCATGGCAAAATTACAAAGGTTTATTCCTCAAAGTCCAGATCCATATCTTAAACAAGGTGACCAATTAGGTGCTGTTAAGTTTGGACATTTGAATGCTTTAGTTGATGCAATTAATTCAACAATTTACGGGGACTATCTGCAGTTAGCAGGTTCTGGTCCTATGTCTACAACTCTAAGAGCATTAGAGGATCCTGATGGAAATTTAGCACAATTATTTTTAGCTATTGACAAAACAGCAATTTCAGGTCCATTAAAAGTTGGAGATTCTTCAGCTAATGATGCATCTGCTATATTAGAAATTTCATCTACAACTAAAGGAGTATTATTTCCAAAGATGACCGTTGCTCAAAGAGATGCTATTGTATCTCCTGCAATTGGTTTAATGATTTATAACACTGATGAGTTTATTATAAACAGTTGGGATGGAACTGAATGGACTACTGTTGGTGGTGGAGGTGTATATGAAGAAGGTCTTGGTTTACTTTCTACACAAAGATCAGATGTAGGTAATACGGCATTAGGTAATTATTCTGCTGTACTTGGTGGTCAGAATAACTGTGCAAGTGGTGATGGAGCATTTGTAGGAGCGGGTATAAATAACATTTCATCGGGATGCTACTCTTCAATTTTAGGAGGTTCTGCAAATAAATCTATAGGTCTTTATGCTTCAATAGGTGGTGGTTTAAATAACTGCGCTCTTGGAACGGCAAGTTTTGTTGGAAATGGTGCTTGTAATTCGGCATTAGATTTACTTTCAACGGTTTCTGGTGGATATTGTAATAAAGCGGGATTTCTTGCTACCGTAAGTGGTGGACAAAGAAACACTGCTTCAGGTTGTTATTCAACCATTTCAGGTGGTGAAAACATGAAGGCAACCGAGTGGTATTCAGGAATTGGTGCGGGGCATATAAACTGTGCTACAGGATTTGCTTCATATCTTGGTGGAGGAGAATATAATATTTCTCAAGGCAACTTTGGAATTGTTGGCGGTGGTCAATCTAATTGTGCCACTTCAACTTATTCATCTGTTGTAGGTGGTTGTGGAAATAGAGCAACTACTTATGGGTCTTTTATAGGTGGTGGCAATAACAATGTTGCAAGTGGTGCTGGTTCATTTATAGGTGGTGGTTCAAGTAACTGTGCAAGTGGTTCAGTATCAACTATAAGTGGAGGTAATAGTAATTCAAATAGTTCATTATATGGAGTTATTGGTGGTGGAAGTGCTAATTCAACGAGTGGAAATGCTGCCACAGTAGCAGGAGGAAGAATTAACTCGGCAAGTAATTTATATGCATTTGTTGGTGGCGGTAGAGGTAATAATGCAAGTGGGTGTAATTCATTTATAGGTAGTGGTAGTTCAAACACGGCAAGTGCAACTCGTTCTTTCATTGGAGGTGGAGCATCCAATACGGCAAGTTGTACTTGTTCTTCAATTTTAGGTGGAGAACTTAACCGTGCATTAGGCTCATATTCCGTTGTAGCGGGTGGATTCTCTAACTGCGCTTGTACATCGGCATTCATTGGTGGTGGCTCTAACAACTTGGCTACGGGTGCTTGTTCATTTGTTGGTAGTGGATGTTTAAATAATGCAAGCAATAGTAGAGCAATTGTAGTTGGAGGAAGTTCAAACACTGCAAGTGGATATTTTTCATCTATATTAGGAGGCTTGTCAAATAGTACAACTGCATCTTATTCCACAATATCTGGGGGTAGACAAAATAGTGCAAGTGGATATATTTCAATTGTGGTTGGTGGTGCATCTAATACTGCAAGTGGTAATGGTTCAGTTGTAGTTGGAGGAAACCTAAACAACGCAAGTGTTTTAAAGTCTGTTGTAGTTGGAGGAACATCAAATTCTGCAAGTGGTCAATATTCAGGTATTGTAGCGGGTAATGGAAATACTTCAAGTGGTAATTACTCATTTGTTGGTGCAGGACAAACTAATTTATCTTCGGGAAGAACAAGTGCTATTGTAGGTGGTCAACAAAATCAAGCAACTTGTAATTTTACTTTAGTAGGTGGAGGGCAAAACAACTGCGCTACTAATGTTTATTCAAGTGTAGTTGGTGGATGTGGTAACCAAGCAACAGGATATGCGTCTTTTGTTGGTGGAGGACGTGGAAATTGTGCAACAACCGATTGTTCTGTAGTAGTAGGTGGGGTGTGTAATGTTGCATCAGGGCTTGGAAGAGCGTTTGTAGGTGGAGGTCAGGAAAATGGTGCAGGATGGTTAGCATCTGTTGTTGGTGGATTTAGAAATGGTGCTACTGGTGTATATTCCGCTGTTCTCGGTGGAGATTCAAATTCTGTAAGTGGTGCATATTCTGCTTTAGGTTCAGGCAAAGGCAATGTTGTGTCGGGTGGTTCATCATTTATTGGTGGAGGGAATAATAATAGTAGTATTGGTGATAATACTATTATAGGAGGTGGTCGTAGTAATGCAACTTGTGGTATTTATTCTTCTATTGGAGGAGGCGAACGAAACAGAGCATTAGGTGCATATTCATCCATAGCGGGAGGATTTTCCAATTGCGCTTGTATATCAGCATTCATAGGTGGAGGTTGCAACAACTTGGCTACGGGTACTTCTTCATTTGTTGGAGGCGGTTATGAAAATATAGCGTGTGATTTAGCGGCAACTGTTGGTGGAGGTAATAATAACTGTGCTACACAAGTATTTAGTACAATTGGTGGAGGTAGAAACAATAAGGCTATTGGTTTACAAAGTACGGTATCAGGAGGTCAAGATAATTGTGCGACTTGTCATACAGCATTTGTTGGTGGCGGTGCAAATAATAGTGCGACTGGATGTAGAAGTGCTATTGTTGGGGGAGTTTATAACACATCAAGTGGTGTTTATTCATTTGTTGGAGGTGGATATTTAAACACTGCAATTGGTGGTTATGCTTCTATTGCTGGAGGAACATTAAATACGGCTAATGGGAATGGTTCATTTTCTGCAGGGTGTAATAGTAGGGCAAATGCACGCAACAGCGCGTCTTTTATGGGAAGTTTAGTTAGTGGAAATGAGAGTGCATCATTTGGATTGGAAAATACAGTATCTTCTGAAAACAGTGCAGCCTATGGGCATAACAATACAATCTCAAGCAGTGGAATTAGAAATTTTACTTTAGGTTTTCAAAATAGTATTGGGTGTGCGGCTAATTATGCAATTGCTATTGGAAATGGGGCAAGCGCTCAAGCAAACAATAGTCATTCATTCGGTACAAATAGTACAACACGCAATGTTTATTCTATAACTTTCGGATTACAAAGTGATACATACTTATATGGTCAAATTGCTCATGCAAATGGTAGTTTAATTTTAAATAGAGGTGACTCTCAAGCATCTCAATTAGTATCAAGAAGAAGAAGTGCTTCCGTAACTACGGGTACTACACTAACACTATCTCTTGATGGAACGGGTACTACAAACTTAATTATTCCCGAAGGCAGCAATCGTGCATGGAATGTTACCGTTAAATGGGTTGCCGTAGTAACTGCAATTAGTGGTACTGCAACGGGAGTAACCGTAGGTGATTACATGGTTGAAACAAATACTTTTGGATTCAAGAGAGTTGGTGGAACTTCATCAATTACTGCAATAGGAACAAGTGGTACTCAAGGTGACGGCTCTATTACGGGTACGGCATTGATGACATATACAGCGGGGGCTTCACAAGAACTTTCGATGGTGTTCACAGCACCTACGTATGTGGGAGGAGGAACTCTTACTATGCAGGTTGTAGCTAAAGTAGAATTAACGGAAAACTCTTGGTAAAATAAATAAAATTTATCTTGCTAATATTAGAGGTTAATACTATATTATATATGTATACATTCGTTAATCTCTTTTGTTGGTTTTAGAGGTTAGATAAACCCTGGGTTAAAATCCAGGGTTTATTATTTTATAGAGATATTAAAGAAAATATATTATTATTGTATAACCATAACCCCATAAAATGAACAATACTAAACTATTGAAAAGGGTGGAGGCATCATTAAAATGGAAAAAATCTAATGCCTATTGTGCTAAATCATTAAATCTAGATTTAGAAACTTACCTTAAATTAAAAAAAGAATTAGTTAGTAAATCATCTAATCAAGTTACTTACACTCAATCAGTTAACTTAGAAAAAGGAGAGAGTAGGATAGAATGTATAACAAGTAAAAATCCTAAGACACCTGAAGAAATCATTAAGTTATTAAACATTGATACAGAAGTCTGGAAACTATCTCAATACTGGAATAAACAACAGAATGACAAATGGTTGGTTTCTGCTTTAGTAACTCAAATTAAGAAAACTGAAGAAACTTTATTAGAAGATTTATTAAAAAATTATAATCCTAGTTATAAACCTTTAACTAGATTAAAAAAAGAAAAAAATAATCTAGAAGATATTTGTGCTGTTTTATCTATACAAGATATACATTTTGGTAAAATAGAAAATGATAATATAACAGAAGAGTATACAGAAGCTGTAGTTAATCTTATAACTAAAACAGATAAGATCTATAATATAGATAAGTTATACTATGTTATAGGTGGAGATATTCTAAATGTAGATACCTTTTTAGGAACTACTACATCCGGTACGCCAATTGGTCAATATCCAATGGCTTATGATATGTATAAGCAAGCATTTGATGCTTTATTTAATTCTATTAGATACATGTCAGAATATGCTAATGAATTACATGTTGTGTATATTCCGGGTAATCATGATAGATTATCTTCTTATCATTTAGCACATGCCTTATCTAAAGCAATAAGAGAAGAAAATATTCACTGGCATGTAGAATATGATGAAAGAAAAGTATTTACATGTGGTGATAATTTCTTTGCTTTTGAACATGGTGATACAAACACTAAAAATTCACTTATAATTTATGCAACTGAAAATTCAGCAGCATGGGGTATTACTAAATATAGAACTCTATATACAGGTCACTATCATAAAAAGAAAACTATAGAATATATTACTGAAGATGAGAGTACCGGTTTTACTTTAAAGATACTACCAAGTCTATCTAAAACAGATTATTATCATTATCATAATAAATTTGTAGGTAACAAACGGGCAGCTATAATTGATATACATTCTTATGATGAAGGTAAGATTGCAGAGTTTATTTATAATGCTATTTAATGTCCCTAATTTTTTGTATCTTATTAATGTAGTCAAGCAATGAAGTCATTCAAGGCACCTGATATACACGCTCCTAGATTTAGAAAGAAACATTTAAATCTATTAAACTCTTTAACTTTTGAAGAATTTAAAAAAGAGCACCCGGAATATGAAGAGTTAGACATTGATACTTTTAAAAAAATTGTAAAGATGTTTAACGGTAAACTTTGGCAAACTGTACTTGATGAAAGGGATGGTATTGCATTACCTGAAAACTTAGGTTATATGTTTATAGGTACATGTGATAAACCAAATACCAAACATAACGTCAATTATATTTTGTCTAAGGAGTTAGATGTAAAAGTGACTCATAACAATTTAGAATCTGATTCTAAACTTGCTAAGATCTTTTATACTAACTACGCAAATAAATATAAGTTTACCAATAGAGAACTTTGGGGATTTTCTGCAGTGAGACAATTTAAAAGAACACTAGCAAAAAGATACCCGGAAGAATGGGAGAAATATATAAAGATACAGAAGTTTCAAAAGGTATCTAAAATATTTTCTAAGAACCCAAAGTATCTATCTTTATACACTCCAAAGGTAATAGATCAGGCTTCTTTAGTGACTTATGACGAATTTAATTTTGATTAGTCATGTCAACAATAATTAAAACGGTAGTATCCCGTGTAAAGAACCAGGTTAAAGGAGTAAGGCAAGATGCTTTTCTTACTGATAGATACGTATATAGTGTAGTATTAAAATATGCACAAGTATTAATGCGTAGACAAGATTCAGCAAATAAGCTGATGAAATTTAATTCTATTTGGCAAACTCTTCCATGTGTAGAGCTTATTGATATAGATAAAATTGAAGCCTGTTGTGCTGGTATTAAATCAGGGTGTTTAATAAAAAGAACTAAAGAAAAGCTTCCTACTTTTATGGAAGGTTATTGGGGCCCACTTATCCGTACAGTTGCATCAATAGATGGATCTGTTGAGATGTTTGGTACAACTCCTGGTATATATACATCAATGAGTAAAAGTAAAAGCTTTAAATATAATAACAACAAATACTTTTGGTTCTTAAACGGATATCTTTACTTTCCAAATATAGATTGGGATGCCGTAAAGATAGAAGGTGTTTTTACATATGATGTAAGTACTATTGGAGATAATAAAGTAAGTTGTGTTAAAAGACAAAACCAACAAATAAATATACCAGAGTTTCTATTTGCTGAAATAGAAAAAATGGCTATTGGTGATTTAATGCAGAGGTTGCAAATACCTACTGATATGTCTGATGATAATATTAATGTTAACCGCTAATGCTTACAGAATTAAAATACAAAACTTTTGATGAGTTACTAGAGGATGTCAGTATTGACTTCTCTATGTATTCATTAGAGAATATGATTGAACCACAGCAATTAATCAAAGTTGTACAAAGGGTCAACTATGATTTGGGTTTAAGAATAAACATGACTAAGGAAACAGTTCTTGATATTTCAAATAAGAAAGTAAGACTACCGGATGATTTTTATGTTTTAAACTATGTCTTGTTATGTGGTCAATATACAGTAGAAGAACCTGCTATGTCAGGAACACACACAGAAGATGTAATACTTGAAAACATACCTGATAATACTCCATGTAATTCTGTATGTATAAATGATTGTGGACAGTACATTCAAGTTATTCAGAAATTAAAATATGAGACAAGAACTTATGAAGTTAATGCTCCTATTGCAATGTCTGGAAGTTCTAAAACAATATCTTGTGACTGCCCTGATTATACTTGGAGATCTCCTTTTCAAGGTAGACTAAAAGATGGTTATATCTTTTTAAATATAGACAGTGGTAAAATATATGTAAACTACCAAGGTACTTTAGAAGATGAAGAAGGTAACTTATTAGTTATTGATAATCCAGTTATTAATGAATACTATGAGTATGCATTGAAACAAAGGATTCTTGAGAACTTATACATGAATGGTGAGGAAGTAATTCAAAAATTAAATTTAATTGAACAGAGACTAAGAGGAGCTAGAAATAATGCATTGTCTTTGGTTAATACTCCTGACTTTAATGAAATGAAAAAAATGATGAACATGAATAGAAAAGCTATGAACTACTTATACTATGACATGTTCAAAAGTTATAATCCCAATAGTTTTAGATTGTAATGCAAAACACTAGTACAGTACATACCGAAGTTTTTAACAAAGGTCTATATAAAGATATTAATGATATTTATATCTCAGAAGGACAATGGACACATGCTAGAAATGTTGTTAATAATTCTGATTCTGGTGATATAGGTGTTATTGGTAATGAACAAGGTAATATACTTTGTACTCAAGCACCATATCAAATAATTGGTTCGGTATATATTAGTGCAGGTAGATGGGCTATATATAGTACAAACAATCATACTATTCAAGATGGATTACCTTCTGAGATAGGATTGTTTATAGAAGATACATGTAGTTACTATACTATAGTAAATGATTCACTTAGTACATGTAAGTTAAACTTTTCTAAAGTTAAACCTATCATTGGTGTATCAAAAGGTAATGCTGATTGCTCAATGCAATTGTATTGGGATGATGGTTTAAATCCATCTAGAACTTTAAATATTGGTAATCCTGATAGTTGGCCTAACTTAAATGTTTTTGGTAAATGGCCGGGTGTACCATATACACAAGTACCAGCTCCAGCTGATAGTAATAATAATAACCCTGATTGTGATGTTACAATCCCTACTAATGATATTGATTGTGACGCATTAAGATTGGCTACATTAACAAGTGTACCTTGTATAACTGTAGAAAAAGGATTGGGTTTAGGTTCATTACCTAATGGATCTTATCAAGCAACTATTGCATATACAGTTAATAGTATTAAGGTAACTGATTATATTACTATATCTAATGTGCAACCATTGTGGACACATGAAAATCTTTCAGGTTCTTTAGATATTTATTTTGATAATTTAGATTCTGACTATGATGAATTTGAGTTAGTTATTATAAGTTTTATTAATCAACAGACTGTAGCAAAGAGTATAGGTGTATATAGCACTAATATTAATAAAGTATCTTTAGATCTTATTGATAATGCATTACCTTCAGTTCCTATTGAATTAATTCCTTTAAGAACTCCAGTGTATGAAAAATCAGACGCTATGTTTAAAGTGAACAACTATTTAGTAAGAGTTGGTCCAACTACAAGTCTTGATTTTAATTACCAAGTAAAAGCTAATAAAATAAAAGCTAAGTGGGTAGCTGTAAAATATTCTTCTGAGTATTATTATAAGAGTGGAAATAAAACATCTTTTATGAGAGATGAAGTATATTCATTCTTTATAAGATGGATATATAATACAGGAGAGAAATCAGCTTCTTATCATATTCCTGGAAGATCTTCTAAAACATCTGATACATTTTTAGTTAATGGACCGGATGCCGGTAATGATATATCTTTACAAAGATGGAAAGTAGAATCAACAGCTTCTATTACATCTTATGCAAGTTCTGTATTACAAGATGGAGGTACTGTTGTTTTATCTGGTGATATGGGTTATTGGGAATCTACAGAAAGATATCCTGATAATAAAGCAGATGTATGGGGTGAACTTTGTGGTAAAGCAATCAGACATCATAAATTTCCAGAAGATGCAATCTATGGAGATAATAGAAGTCCTTTAGCTACAGTTAGAAACTATGATCCTGCAGATAATACAATTGTAATCTTGGGTGTTGAATTTGAAAATATTGAGTTTCCAGTTGATAACCAAGGTAACCCAATTACTAATATAGTAGGTTATGAAATCTTAAGAGGTTCAAGAGAAGGTCATAGATCTATATTAGCAAAAGGTATTATAAACAACATGAGAGAATATGATATTCCAAATGATGTTTCTAATAAAACCGGATTGTATGTAAACTATCCTTATAACTATACAGGTTATGATCCATTCTTAGGAAGAGATAAAGAACTAGTAAACAATAATAAGACTTATACTCAAACCCGTGGTGGTGCTTATAGAGATAATGATTTATTTGATAGTTCTACAGGTAATGATGATGTAATACTTTTTGATGGTGTTAAAGATGATATATTTTCATTCCATTCACCTGAAACTAATTTTCGTAATCCTTTCTTATCTGCTAGTGAATTAAAAGTGTATGGTACATTAACTGGAGCAGTAACCGGAAGATTTAAAGAAATAGATAATCATTCTAAGAATAAATTAGCTACAGATGTACTTTTCTTTCTTTCTTCAGTTGCTGGAGTAGCTATTGGAAGAACAGCAGCAGATGCTGCAGATGGTGGTCCATTAGCTCAACTAGAATTACTAGCAAAATATACTGCTTTATCAAGTTCACTAAGTGCTTCAACAGGTTTTACTGATGCTGGAATTTTGGCTTTAGTTGGAGGTTTAGCTTTAACATTAACCTATAAGAGTGTTTTATTTACATACTTCTATGTACAAGCTACTGATAATATTATGGAAGGAATCAAGTCTTTTTCTAAATATCAACAGTATGCATTACAGTATGTATCACATGGTTTTTATTCTAATTTTGAGTATAGTCCTATTGGTCAAAGAAGACGTAGTTTAGATAAGTCTGTTTATTTACAATCAGCTAGTCAAGACTATACTGAAGACTATACGATTAATAATATTTTAAGAGCAAAAACAGTTGTAGTTTCTACCAACACTACTCTTAATAGAGATACAAGAGATAATACTTTATTTACAGTAAAGAATATTGCAAAAAATGAGAATGGTAGAGTAAGACCCGTAGATGCTAGTGAAAGAGATGTTTATGCTAGACCTTGGGATTACTCACAGACATCTACTTCTGTAACAAAGTATGCAGCTTTAAAAGTTGCAATTGATAATCAATATGGACAACTTGAACAAATCAAACAAATACCGGTTGGATGTATTCAACTCTGGAATAGAGGATATAATCAAAAAGATAGAACGGATGTAATTTTTGGAGGGGATGTTTACATTAATAGATATACTGAAAAGAATACGTTCTTTTATTTCTCAAAATGGATGGAAAATCTTCCTGATGGGACTGAGTATGATTATAGACTTTATAATATGCTTCCTTATCCTAGATATTGGATGAATACTACTAAGTTTGATTCTACTAACTTTATATCAGGTGTACTAGGAGGTTTTTCTGCTAGTACTTTACCAAATGATTTTTCTCATTTAGATAGACAAAAAGTTTCAGGATTACTTATACTTAAGAATGCTTACATGTATTTGTTTAATTCTGGAATAAGAGATTTTTATGTTGAATCAGAAATTAATTTAGCTTTAAGAGATTATGAAGAAGACAGGGGTAAAAGACATTATGATTTTTATACTTATACTGATTATGAGTCTTTATTCGATCCTAACGTTATACGGGATATAAACTACTACAAATATGATTATTCATTAAGTTTAGTTAAGCATTATTCATCTTTTATATCTTGGGGTAATTTGCAAGCAAGATCTTATGATCCAAGTATAGCAGAAGAATGTTACATTTATTATCCAAAAAGGGTAATATATTCTTTACCACAACAAAAAGAATTACTTAAAGATAACTGGAAACAATTCCTTGCTAATAACTATTATGATTTCTCAAGTAGAGTTATTGCTATGAAACCTGTTGGTAGAACAGGAGCTATAATAATGCTTGAAAGTCAAAGTCCTATATTAATGCAAGGAACTGAGCAAATAGATTTAAACTCAGGAACTAAACTTACTATAGGAGACGGTGGTTTATTTACCGGTCAACCTCTACAAAATATTATTTCTGTAGATAGTGAAATAGAATATGGTTCTTGTCAAAGTAGATTATCAGTTTTAAATACACCAGGTGGAGTATTCTATATTTCAGCTAACCAGGGTAAAGTATTTAGTTTTGGAGTTGGTCTTAATGACATATCCAAAACCGGAATGAAGTGGTGGTTTAATGAGTTTTTACAATACCAAATTCTAAATGATTTTCAAGACTTTGATCTACTAGATAATACAATTGTTGGAGTAGGTTGTCAAAGTGTTTATGACAATGATAATGAAATTGTATATGTTTTAAAAAGAGATTTCAAACTTAAACCCCAGTTTAAGAATAAACTAATTTATGATAAGGACGGAAAGTTTATAAACTTAGTAAATGGCGGAACAGTTTTACTTGGTAATCCTACCTATTTTGAAAATGCCTCTTGGACTGTATCATATGATTTAAAAGCTAAAGCCTGGATATCATTCCATGACTGGCATCCTAATTTAACTTTAGGAAGTAAGTCTAAGTTTCTAACTATTTTAAATAATCAAATCTGGAAACATAATGATAGATGTGATTTATTCTGTAACTACTATGGAGTTCCATATCCTTTTGAAATTGAATATGTACAAAATCAAGGACAGGAAGTTACAACTACTAGATCTGTAGAGTATGCTTTAGAGTGTTATACATATGATGAAACTTGTAATAATAAGTATCATCAGCTTACCCAAAACTTTGACGAAGCTGTTATTTATAATACAGAACAAATGTCTGGTACTTTAAAACTTAATTTAACCCCAACATCACCATATCAGATACTTAATTATCCACAAGTTAATGCTACTAACATTGATATTCTATATTCTAAAGTAGAACAGAAATATAGATTCAATCAATTCTGGGATATTACTGCTGATAGAAATAATCCTATACCTATGTGGTTAGTAGAATCCAATGGTTACATTAGGAATATTAACTCAAGTTATGTAAATTATAATAAGGGGGCTACTGAAAGAAAGAAATTTAGGCATTATGTAAATAGAGTTCTTCTTAGAAAACTATTTTCAGGGTCTTCTAAATTACTATTTAAAGTAGCAAATAATAAGTTGTTAAAGTCATTTAGATAATGGGTAAAAAGAAACCTATAGTAACTCCATTTGGTCAGTGGGAATATCCCGGTGAAGTTACTATTATACCTTCTAATAATATAACCATGCAGGGTGTTAACTATCCTGTATTAGGTATTGATAACCTTGGTAATCAAGAACTTATGATGCCAGGAATGGATTATACATTTCCCGGTGATTATGTTACAGAAATACCACAGATGGGTAAAGGTGGTTTAACACAATGGTTTGCTGAAGAGTGGACAGATATTAAAACTGGTAAACCTTGTGGCAGATCTGGTAAGGACAAAGATGGTAGACCATATCCTGCATGTAGACCAAAGAAGAGAGTAAATGAAACTACTCCTAAAACTACATCTGAAATGTCTTCTGCTGAAAAAGCAAAGTTTAAAAGAGAAAAGACTTCTGGTAAGCGTATAGATTATAATCATAAGCGTAAGCAACAAGGTGGACAATGGTATACTACTCAAGAATGGGATGATGCAATGCCTGACTCTACTGCAGAAAACATAGTAGAATTTTTTGATCCTACTGGATATACATCACATGATGATGCTAGAAGAGCATATCAAAAATGGAAAAAATCAGGATCAACCTTACCAAGTTTTGAGCAAGGAATGGATATGTTTGGTGCTGTACCAGCATTAGGTAAATTAGGTAAACTAAAGTATTTGGCTGATCCAGATGCAATGAAAGCTGTTTATAAGTATTTACCTTGGCAACAAATAATAAATGCAGCAGATACTGTACAAGATGAGGTAGAAAAAAAGAAGTACGGGGGTTGGTTAGATAATTATCAAAAGGGTGGAGAAACATCAACTGAACAAAATCCTACAAGAATAGCTCCTGTTGACATTAGAGTTAAAAGAAAAAAGATAAGCGATAGTAATAGATATATGTATGATACGGAAGGTAATTTAGTTTACAATCCCTCACTTACTATATATCCTGAAATAGCAAAGGGTTCTACTAAAGGAGAAACTACCTTTCAACCTAATATTCCTGTAAATTTATTAAATCCTACGCTAGAAGAATTAGTTAATGTAGCTGCTTCTTATTATCCTATTGATAATAGACTAACTTCTGGCGATAGAATTAATTTACCAGCTTCTAATTTTCAAACATCTTTAGAACAAGATTACATTCTTCCACAGATGGTCGGAAGATCTTTTGGGAATTTACCACTTAATAAAGGAAACACCATTGATGATGGATACGGTCCAAATAGAATATGGACAACCAATTTAAATCAAAATCCTGGAAACTATTTCTTAAACTCTCCAGAAACATACGCTTATATTTTAAAGGGAGATAAAAGTTCCCTTGTAGACTATGATCAAAGTGTAGGTTATGATAAAAAACAACAAGTTGAAAGTGGAATGTCCAATCTTAATCAAAGATTTGATGAAGCACTAGCAACTCAAGGATACAATATTGAGATGGTTGATGATTATACTGCAAATAGACCTGATCAAATTTGGAATCGCGCAGAACAAACCAGGGTTGAAATGTTAAACAATCCTGAAATAAGAGAGTGGGCAAAACTTCACAATTTAGATCTGTCTAATAAGTATAGATCTAAATATGATAGAAATAATAAAAACATTAAAACAACAGAAACTGATGATAATTTTGCTTCAAAAATACCTGAATCTATTTATGCAAGTAGACTAGCACAAGCGGGGCTACCAACAAATAGACCGGATTATTATTATGGGGGTAGGAAAACATTTGTTATTCAAGATCCATCTAAATTTAATTTAGCTGGATATTTTCCTATAGATCAAGAAATGATTAATTCTGGAAGACAAATGGGAGAGTATGTAAATGACTCATCTGCTAATTTAAAAAACATTATGGCAGAAAGAATGGGGATAGATCCTAAAAAGTTTGATAACGGAGAATATTTAATTCACTACAATAGATCACCTATATCTGAATATACTCCAGGTAAAAAATATGGTGGATGGTTAAATCAATATCAAGAAGGTGGTGAAACATCAACTGAGCAGAATCCAGATAGGATGCAAGAAATTAAAATAGCAGCTACAAGTCCTGGCGTTAAAACTTTTGCTAATACTTTGTTTGATGGTGGTAAATGGCTTGCTAAAAATTTTATAAAATATCATCCAGGATTAAGATTTACAACTAAAGTTTTGGGTACAGGTTTAAACTATTTTAAAGATGAAGTATTTGATAAGTATAGACCTATTGAATATCCTGATGTATTAGATGCAATAATAAAATTAAATAATCCTTCTGTTGAACCTTTAAAAGATAAAAAGGGTAACTTATCTCCTTCTGAAGAAGCATGGAGAAAAGGATTAGGTTTTAAAGATGACTTCAAATATATTAAGCCTGCTAGTTATAAACCTGCTAATTCAGAAGACAATGATACAGAATATGTAAGATTTGAGAATATGTATGATCCTCAAAAGCTTATTAATGCTTACGTAAAAGCACAAAAAGAATTAAAGCCTGGTGAAACAAAAGTATTAATACCCTCATTAGATCCTTATATTAAAGGTAGAAAAAATTTAGAAGCCTCTGGTGTAGCATTTAGTCAACAAGATCCTTTGCAAAATTTTACTTTGGATAAAGGCGAGGATGAAAAAGGTAAGTACATATCATTATATGATGTATATGACTTTGGACCTTTAATTACTGATTTAGTTTATGGGTTTAAAAAACCTTATGAAGTTTATGATAGATTCTACTATGAAAAAAATAAACAAGGTATTCCTGTTTATAAAAAGAAAGATGGTGGACAAACTAACTGGTTAAAAAAATATAAATAATATGAAAGATAAATTCTTAAAAATAGCTGGTGTAGAAACTGAAGAAGAGTTCTACAATATGTTTCCTTCGGAAGAAGCATTCTTCCAGGCATATCCTGAAGCTAGACAAATGAAAAAAGGTGGTAATGTACCAACTAATCCACAGCTATACTCTAGAGTAAAATCAGAAGCAAAACAAAAATTTGATAGATGGCCTTCTGCTTATGGTTCAGCATGGTTAGTTAAGACCTATAAGAGTAGAGGTGGTGGATACCGTAAAGCTCAAAATGGAATGGAGATGAATCCTGATGCTAATATTCAGGAGTATGGTCAGAATGTTTTAGATTATGCAAACTCTATGGTTCCTACTATGATTCCAATGAATCCTAATCAGCAATCTTCAGGTTCAAGTAATCAAGGTATGGCAAGTTTTGCCATGCAAATGTTACCTATGCTTATGGCTGAAGGTGGTAAGATGCCTCAATGGTTAGCAGAAAAAAGATTTAAAGCTGCAGGTAATCAATCTATGATGGATAGTTATGGTTATGCAAGAGGTGGTCAACCATGTTATGAATGTGGAGGTATGGTTAAAAGAATGGATGATGGCGGAGAACCTGATGGTGAAATGGCTTTAGGTCAACTTATGTCTATTATGGAAAAAGCTGAAAAGCTTCGTCAGTTTATTGGTGGAGATAGTGATCTTGAACCTTGGGTATCTAGTAAAATTACAATGGCTGATGATTATATTGATTCTATTAGTGATTACCTAATGTACTCAGAAGATAATGGAAGAGATATTGAAGTAGAAGAAGAGGAAGATTATAACATGGGTGAGATGGAACAAATGGCCAAAGGTGGTATTCCTCAGCGTTATAAGAATAAAGGTTTCACTAAAGTTGGTGTTAAAAGACAATCAACCCGTCCAGGTAAAAAATGGATGGTGCTTGCTAAGAAAGGTGATAAGTATAAAGTAGTACACGGTGGATATAAAGGTATGAAAGATTTCTCTCAACATGGTTCAGAAAAACGTAAAGATAAATTCTGGAGTAGAATGGGAGGAAAAGATTCTGCTAAAGCTACAGATCCATTTAGTCCATTATACTGGCATAAACGTTTTGGAACTTGGGCTGAAGGTGGCGAGCCACAAAATCCTGGATTCCAAGCTTTACCAGATTATGTACAAAATAAAATCATGAGCAATATGGCTTATGGTGGAGATATGGAAAGCATGTATCAAATGATGAAAGGTGGTATGTATCAGGATGGTGGTCAACAGCAAGAACAAATTATGCAAGCTATCCAGATGTATGCTCAAATGACACAAACTGATCCTGGTGAAATTATGAAACAACTTCAAAGCATGCCTCCTGAAGAACAGCAAAAAGCTCTTGAGCAAATTATGAAAGCTATTCAAGAGAGTCAGTTTCAAATGAAAAAAGGTGGTATTTATATTGATCCTGCTAAGAAAGGTACATTTAAAGCTCAAGCAACTAGAATGGGTATGGGTGTACAAGAAGCAGCTAAAACTATATTGAATGCTCCTAAAGGTAAGTATTCTCCTGAAATGAGAAAAAAAGCTAACTTTGCAAGAAACTTTGCAAAGCAAGAAGGTGGTCAAATAGGTATGGGAGATACTATGGAATTAGATGAATCAGAAATCCAACGTCTAATGGACATGGGATATGGTGTAGAATATATTGATTAAAAACATGAAAAAGAAAGTCAGAATTAAATCTTTACCTAAAGCGCAATTTGCAGGAAAACCTCCTATTGTGTTAACTCCTCAGCAACAAGATATATGGAAAGCAAATCAAAATATGTTTGGTTTTTATGGAGATGTAACAAAAGGAAGTACAAATACTACACCTAGTAGTACACAGGGAATGGTACCATTCTCTACAGAAAATCCTGTAATGACAAAGCCATTTGATTCAGCTAGTGTTTTTGGTGCTCCTAACTTTAGCATGTCTAGAGTTGCACCTTCTGTAACTCCTTTAGTAGATGATGTAGATATGTTCAATGAGCCTTATGGACCTCTTACATCAAGTAACTATTATGCTAATGTAGCAGAACAATATACAGCTTCTCCTGAAGGAACTGTATTTACAGAAGATGCCGCATATGCACCAGGCTATGCTCCGGTAAGTAATTCTGATAAATCTTTAGGTGATTTATCTAAGCTAACTCAAATTGCAGGGATGGTTCCTTTAATACAAACTGGAATATTTGCAAACATGGGTAAGAAAAGAGAACAGAATAGAGCTGAAGATCAATTTAGAAATAGATTTTTATCTGACTCTTTATATGCTTCTATACCTGAAGGTTATTCTGGTAATAGAGGAGATTATACATTAAATTATGGTACAGGTCTTAACTTTAGACCTGATGAAGCTGTTTACGGACAGTTTGGTAAAATTGCACAATACGGTGGACAAATGAAAAGAAAAATTAAAATCACAGGGTTACCCAAAGAAGCTTATGGAGGTACTCAAAATACACAAGCTGTAGATGAAATGTATCCTTACAATTCTAATGTAAGAAGATCTAAATATAGTAATATGTTAGGAGGTGAAGATGAAAGTTCTGTAAGACAGTATGCAGAAGAAGTACCAAGAGAGATAGCTAACATTGAAGCTGAAGCTGGTGAAACAATTGTTAAGCCATCTGATAATGGTATTCTTAATATGTATAAGATTGGTGGTAAACGTCACAGTGAAGGTGGTACTCCACTTCAAGCCGGTGGTGGTGATTTTATATTCTCTGATACAAAAGACATGAAGATTAAAGATCCCGCAATATTAGAATCTTTTGGTATGTCTTATAAGAAAGGTGGTTATACTCCTGCTAAAATATCAAAGAAGTTTAATCTTAATAATCCGGATATTCAAAAAACATTAAATGATCCTACTGCAGATATTATTGCTAGATCAACTGCTAAAAGAATGTATGATAACAATCTTTCACAGTTGGGTAAACTTGCTTTAGTACAAGAAGCACGTAAAGGATTTCCACAAGGACCACCATCTATCTCTATGCCTTATATGCAGAAAGTAGGAATGGATCCTTCTATGTTTATGCCAGATGTAATGACTCCACAAGATGCTCAAGTATCTATGGGTAAAGCACAAAATGGTCAAACATTTGAATATAGTACATATGATCCAGAGTTAGTAAAGATTTTAAATACTTTAGATCCAAGTCTTAATGTACCTCAAGAAGGTTTTGAAAAATTACAGACTACAACAAAGCAAGGTACTTTTGGTAGATTTAATCCTGAACAAGCAAGTCAGAACTGGTCATGGTATGGACCTATTAATTGGTCAGATCCATCTCAAGTAGGAAAAGCTATGAGAATGTATAATTCTGAAATGTTTAATAGATTTATAAATGCAGGTTATTCACCTCAAGAAGCTAAAGGTTTTTTAAATAAAATTGGTTTTGATCCTACAAAAACAAGTGGTGTTCCTAATGCATTAGATGAAAAAGCTGGTAAGTTTTTTGAAACAAGAGTATTATTTAATGTACCTAAAAAGAAAGTAGATGTTGCCCCAACAAAACAAGATGAAGTTGGTTCATATACTCAAGATCCATTGGTTGCTGCTAATGTAGCAAGACCATCTGCTGGAGTTTATCCTCAAGATTTAATGAATTTAGGATTAGCATTAGGTAACAGATTAGGTATAAATAAATACATGCCTTATGATGTTGCTATGCCTCAACCAATGTTAATGGATCCTACATTCTATGATCCAAGTAGAGAGTTAGCTGCAAATGCTGAAATGGCAAATTTAGTTACTCAAAACTTAGGACAGTTTGCAGGCCCTCAAGCATTAAGTTCTAGAGCTTCTCAGATTCAAGGATCTGGTTTAAAAGGTGCAGCTGATATACTTGGTAGATATAACAATCTTAATGTAGGTGTAGCTAATCAATTTGAACAGTCTAATAAAGCATTGATTAATGATTTCAATATGAAGAATGCTTTAGCTAAATCAAATTACTATGATAAAACAGTTATTGCTAATCAACAGTATGATAATGCTAAACGCACTGCAAATGCTGAAATTAATCAGCAAGCTACTAATGCAATTACAAATAATGCAATGACTCAAGTATTAAATACTTTGTATCCTGAATTTGCCATAAATCCTGCTATTGGTGGAGGACTTTCATTTGTTCCTAATCAAAGAAGTTTATCTGGCTCATCACAACAATCACAACCAAGTATAGAAAGTTTAAGAAAATTCTATGCTGAAAACTTTCCTAATCTTTCTAAAGAAGATATAGATAAAGAATTAATTAAAAGATTTAATGGATCTGGTTCAAGTAATAAATCTGATTCAAGAAATGATTTTTTAAGAGACTTTATGAATCTTAGAAATAGAAGGTAAACTTTTAGAATTTATTAAACCTTAATAATTTTTAGTATATTGTATTGTAATCATGGCAACCTATATTCCTAATATAACAGATACCTTTCCGGATATCCAGCCATTTAAACCTGACTATGACTTTTTGATGAATGCTTTGCAATATAAGCAGAGTCAATATAACGCAGGATTTAGTCAGGTAAATGATGTGTATAGTTCAATTCTTAATTCAGATTTGACTAGACCTGTTAATCAACAAAGAAGAGCAGAATTTTTAAAAGCTGCAGAAGATAATATTAAAAAAATATCATCACTTGATTTATCTCTTCCACAAAATGTACAATTGGCTAGCAATGTTTTTAAACCTTTTTATGAGGATAACAATATTGTATATGACATGATGTACACTAAAAAAGCTAAACAGGCTTTAAGTGAAGGAGAAAGTTATAAAAATTGTTTATCTGATGATTGTAAAGGAAAATACTCAGATGTATCAATGCAAGCTATTAACTACAAATTAAAAGAATTTCAAAGTAGTGATGATGAAAATGCAAGAAAGGTTTCTGCACCGGAATATGTTCCATATGTAAATATATTTACTGAAGCTGAAAAAATATTGGGTGAAAAGTTTACTAACATATCAATTGATGAAAAGTCTGGTGGTTATATGGTAACTACTAAAAATGGACCAAAAGCTTTTAATGTAATATTACAACAATTATCTTCAACTCTTGGAGTTGATCCTCGTGTAAAAAAATATGCTCAAACTCAAGCATATGTTAATGTAATGAATGATGTTTTACCATTAGCAAATACAAAATATAATGGAGATATTAATCAAGCAAAAGCAGAATATTTTCCAACTATTGCAAATGATTTATTAAATAATGATGCAGCAAAAACATTACTTATTCAAAAAAGTTTAGATGATGTAGAATCTAAAATTGATATTTATAATGCAAGATTATCAAATGGTGGAAAGCTTTCTACTAAAGAACAATTAGAATACCAGCAGTTAACAAAACAAAAAAATGTTTATTCTGAAAATCTTGAAAGTACAAATGAAAGAATTAGAGTAATTAGAGATGCATATAATAATAATGATTTATCTATTTTAGAAAATGCAGCTATTCAATCTCAGGCATCAAGTTTTATATCTGATAATCTTGTACAAGCTTCAAATATTCAAGCATATAAAGATTATCAGATATCACAAAAACCAGATGAGTTTGAAATGTACAATTGGAAAAAGAAAGTAGATTGGTCTTATACTCAAATGGAAAAAGAGCTTGACTTTAATTATGATCTTAAACTTGAAAAATATAAAAAAGAATTAGAAGGAGGTGACTATGATGAATTTATTCCACAAGCCACTACTACTCAAGCTGGTCAGGATATTAATGTTCTTAAAGAAGATAGAGAGGTTTATAATCAATCCTGGAAAAATTATTCTGGTGCCGTTAATTCTATAGTAACAGGTGCTTTAAATATAAATGATCCAAATATTAAAAGTGCTGTAAATAAAATGTTACAGTCTGAAAATGTAAAGCTTGCTGATTTACAATCAGGTGTTTTATCTACTAATAAACTTAGAGCAATTCACGGTAAAATTTCTGATTTGTTTACAAGATATCCTGAATTAAATTCAGCTATTAGCACACCATTAAAAAATGCAAACGATGCAAGACAAATGATGGATGCTACTGATGTAACAATTGCAAAAAATAATAAGGCTGTAGTTAATAATCTATTAGCAGATAAAGCTACTGATGAATTTGATAAAGTTTTATTATCTTCTATGTTTGATAAAAATGGAAGATTAAGAAACAAAACTGCTGCTTATAATGAATATGTATCAAAGTATGGTACTAAAGGATTAGAACAAAGAATGTTATCTGGTTTTGCATCTGCAGAAATAGAAGGATTTAAACGAATGTTTGGTTCTAAAACAACAGCTAAACAATATTTTGAAAGTTTATATGATGATCAAAAAGAAGACTTTGATGAAAAGTATATAAACTATGCTATTCAAAATAAATCTTATGTTCCTGCCGGAGGTATAGGTCTTGGCGGTGGAGGTGGTATAACTACTGATTATGTAATTAGTGGTGTTGCAGATCCAAAAAGAAATAAGTCAAAGCAAACTCTTGCATTATATGATATTACTTCTAGTTTAGCAGGTTCTAAAGTTGCATTAGGTTCTCCTGAAACTGTAAGAAGTGAATCAGAAGATGATTTTGAAGATATAAAAGCATCTGACGTAATGCAAGGATATGTTAATAACTTAAGAGTTAATATGAGAGTTAATAAAAATCCTGTAGCATATTCATATTCACCATTAGGTTTAGGATCAAAAAAATATGGAACACTTCATATAAGACCTTCAGCAGATGATAAAACATTAAAAGCTTTATTAGATTCTAAAGCTATAGAAGAGGAAGAATATAATAAAGTTATTTCTCAAGGTATTACAGTAGTAATTCCAAAACAGACTATAAGTAATACTTACTTAAATCAAAATACTTCTGTAAATAATAGAGAAGTAATTTTAAAAAGCACAGGTCAGTATCAATATTATAATCCAAAGATTCAAGCAGACATTACATTTAAAATGCAAGATGATGGGATGGTAGTTCCATCTGGAACTATAATAGATACTAAAACTAGAACTTTACAATACATACCACAAAACCCTATTGATTTAGCTACGTTTAACTCAATGCTTTTTGGACTAGATAATTATAACTAATTTTGAACTATGCAAGATTTTGAGAACGGTAATTTAAACATTCCGCCTGCATTTGGTGAAGGTGTAGGAATGAACCCTGAGTTTAATTTTCAAACACCTAACCCAATAGATAATTTAGTACCGGTTAATTTTGATACTAGTATTCCTGCAATTCCAACACCATCTGGTGTAGTGGATGTAGAATATAATAATAATAATCCTTTTGAGTTTTTTAAGAAGACTCAAGAGAATGGAGCTACTCCAGAACAAATGGCTTTTCAAGCTGCTAAACCTTATAGTTTTGCATCAGGTTATAAACAAACAAACTTTGATAGATACTATAATGACTCTGATAATTTTTATAAATTAGGGTTTAATCCAATTGCAAATAATGAAGAAGTATATAACGCAAATAGATCTTGGTATCAAGATTTATGGAGAGGTGCTTCACACATTCCACACTTAGGTGCATCATTTGTAAAGTCTGGCTATAGATCACTTGGTGATATGTTTTCAGGTGATTTTAGTTTTACAGATGAACAAGGAGCAAATGAGTTTGAAGAAATTATGGCAAAGTATGGTAGCACTAAAGGTGGTGTTACAGGCTTTACAAGTAATTTAGTTTTACAATCAGGTATCATTGCAGGCATTACTGCTGATTATATTGCAACTGAAGCAGCATTAGCTGGTATCACTGCTTTATCTGAAGGTATTGCTTTACCTGGAGCTATTGCTGCTTCTACTGCTAAGACTGCACAGTTAGCAAAACGTATTGCAGATTTAAGAAAATTAGCTAGTGCTAATACAGCTAGAGAAGTTTATAATACAGTTAGAACTGCTAAAGTTGCAAATATAGTTGACGGTGGAGTATCTATGTTATCTCAAGGTGTTAAAAATTTGGCTCCTAACACTGTTACAAATATATCTAATCTAATCAAAGGTAATAGTCAAATTACAGACCTAGCTCAAGTAGCCAGAGGAGTTGGTGATTTTGTAAAGGATGTTAAACAGATATCATATACTACTTCTGAATCATCTCTTGAAGGTGGTATGATTAAAAATGAATTTATTGATAAAAGAGTTCAAGAATTTATTAACGAAAAAGGTTATTATCCTGAAGAAGAAGATCTTAATAAAATTTATCAATTAGCAGAAGATGCCGGTTTTACTACAGGCATGATAAATGCACCACTTATCTATCTTACAAATGGTATTACATTTGATAACTTATTTAAAGGTGGTAAGACTGCTCTTGTTAAATCTACTGATAAATTAGTAACTCAAAGTTCTAAAACCGGTAGAAAATTAATTATTGATCCAGTTACTGGTGAAGCTAAAATAACTGCAGGGTTAGCTGAAAATACTAAACTTGCTCTTAAAGGTTTTACTAAACCAAAAGAATATTTAGATTTTACTAGAAGATATTTTGCTGCTAACTTAGCTGAAGGTATACAAGAAACATCTCAAGAAATTATTGGAGGTGCTTCTACTGATTATTTTGAAAGACTTTACAGAACACCTGAAGCTGGTGGAGTTAATCTTTATTTAACTGATGCTTTTGAAAATCTTAAAGCTCAAGCATCTGGACAAGGTGTTGAAACATTTCTTTCTGGATTTTTAATGGGTGGTTTAGCAGGAATATCAGGTGCTGCAATGTCAGGTGCTAAAGTAGCTACCATCCAAAAGTACTATGAGAAAAAAGATCCTGCTAAATACAAACAACTTTTTGATGAAGAAACAAAAAGATTTAATGCAATTGCTGATGAATTAAATGAAGCAATTCAAAAAGGTAATAAGATATTAACTCCTGACTTTGAAAACTTATTAGTTCAAATAAGAGCAGGTGCTGATATGGTAGATGCTTTAAAATCATTTGATGAAAAAGCATTCCATGATATTAAAGATGCTGCTAGATTTAATAGTATTTATACTGCACTGGAAACTGGTAAGTTTAATTTCTTACAACAGAAATTAGAAGACATGAAACAGATGAATGGTGCTGAGTTAAAAGAAGCATTTGAATTATCTGATGATGTAACTGAAGAGGAAGCTAAGAAAGTTCTTGATGTTGCCATATCAAGAGCTAATCAAATTAAATCTCAGTATGAACAATTTTCTGAATATAAAAATCCTTTTAATCCAAATAAATATACTTTAGAATCTATAAAAGATCCTGAATCTTTTAAACAATTTCAAACAGAAAGAATTGGTTATCAAGGATTTGAAGATGCTAGAAAGATTGCTACTTTTAGTTTACATAATATAGATTTAGTTTCTAAACGTTTACAAGATTTAAGTAATAATATTACAGAGATTAGTAATCTTGGTGATATAGCCTTTAGTGATGTATTACCTTTATTAAGTGTTACAGATCTTCAGACTGAAATAGATATCTTATCTCAAGAAATTGAAACTTCAAAAGATGTAACTGATCCAGCTCTTAAAAAACAAACTGAAAATAAATCTAAAAAACTAAAAGCTTTAGAACAGTTTAAAAAACATTTTGAGAAGATAGAGTCTATTGAAGATAAAACTGAATTAGAAAAAGCAAGATGGATTAAAGATGCTTTTGTAAAGTACATGAATCAACTTGCTGAAAATAATAATAAAACTTTTATTAAAGCAGATCTTGAAAAAGCATATACTTACTTTATAGATTACTTAGCTCTTAATAAAGATTTAGGTAGATTTACAGAAGCAGTAAATAGTCTTACTGATCCAGTAGGATTTTACAATGAAGTAAATAGAAGAATAAAAGCAAGAAAAGCATTTGAAGAAAAAAGAGCTGACTTTATGAAAGAAAGCTTTAAAGAGTTTCTTTCAGATGCTAAAACAAATGAACTTATAAACTATCTTGATGATAATAATTTCATTATAGATAAAGCAACTATACCTACAGATATTCCAAAAGGTTATGAAGCATTTAAAACTTTTTTGTTAACTGATCCAGATGTTAAATTTGTTGATCAAAAAACACAAAGAACTTTTAGTAAATCAGATCCAAGATTTAAAGAAGTAGAAAGATTAATTTTAGATTTTGATAATTTAACTAAAGAGCAAGCTGCAAAAGAAGAAGAAGCAAGAAAAAAAAATCAAGAGCCTCCAACTAAAAAATCTCAATCTAAAAAACCAATTACATTTAAGAATGTCTCTTATGATGAATTAGATGTAAAGGTTAAAGAGTTTGCTGAAAATAGTTTTGCTCAATTAAGTGATGAGCAAAAAGGTGGTGCTACAATACAACAGTATGTAGATGGTAATGAGCAAATTCAAAGATTAAATGCTTTTATGAATGCATTTAAAAATCTTTTATCATCAACTAAGTCTGGGTCATATGTTGTAATGCCTATATCTTCTACTGATAGTCTTATAATAAAGAATAAACCTGATCTTATTTTAAAGTATGTAACTTCTGAATATTTTGGTCAAGATCCTAGAGTTGCAAAATTAGTTTCTGACTATGGTTTAGAATTACAAGACGTAGTTAATATATATAAACCTGTAGAAACTGAAACTTCAGAAACAACCGTGGGTGTTCCATTACCGGAAACTGTATCTTTTGTAGATGCTCAACTTTCTGAAGATGATCTTAAGCTTATTATTAATAATCCTGGTTTATTGAATCTTATAAATAAATTAAGATTTGTAGAATTAAAAAATAAAGCAGGTGCTTCAGTAGGTTATACTTTCCTTAATAAAGAAGGTAATGCTATAATGGTTATAGATAAAGATACTACACAGATAAGACCTATAGTAGAAAAAGATATTAGTACTTTATTAACTGATTTAAGAGACAAACAAACTTTATTAGTAACTGAACCTAAAAAAGGAAAAGATGTATTTACACAAGATAAGAAGTTTAAGATAAATGATATTCTTGAAAAAAGAGATACTGACAATAAACCTGTAACTTATCAGTTAGCTAACATTGAAAAAGACGGTACTTTCTTATTAATTAAACTAGAAAAAGGAAGACCCGTGGGTAATTACTTTAAAGTAAAAACATTAGATGGTTTTTATTTAAAAGGAGAATCTCCATCTAGTTTAGAACTTTTACCCAAAGCTTCTCCTAATGAAGTTTTTACGGTTTATAATTCAGTATGGACTAAAAACCCTGAATTAAAATCTGAGTTTGAGTCTTTATTAATAACAACTCCAAAAGATGAATTACTTTCTAAAATAAAATTTGTTGTAAGAAAAAATAAAGTTACTAACCCAGTATTAAATTATTTTGTAACTAATCAGGAAGGTGTTAAAAATAATAGAATAGCATATCAGTCTGAAGAATATGAAATTGGTGTACAGATTAATGGTGTAACTGTAGGATATTTAAGAAACCCAAATTCATTTAAATTTTATAATGAAGAAGGTAAAGAAATCACTGTTAATCAAATGACAAGTGATCTATACAAATCTATATTTTTTACTAATATAGAAAGTTTAAAAACTGTTGACGGTTTTCAAAAATCTTTTAGCGCTTATTCTGCATTTATAAATGAGTTAATAACTAGATCTAAAAATAAACCTGAAACAGTTATACCGTATGATTCTGTATCTGATATTTATGCAAAAGTAGGCGTAGGTTCTTATAAGTATTTAACAGGTGGTAATGTTACTAATTTTAGTGATCTTAAATACAAATATGTAAATAATAAAAATGGTATTTATTTAATTGACAGATTTGAGAATCCAGAAACTAAAACTAAAGTTGAAAAAATTATTACTAAAAATGTAACACCTCAAGAAGCTGAAGAAATAAGAAAAGCTATTAATACACAAGTTAAAGACAAAGGTCTTTCTTATTATGAAGATGCTACAAAAACATTAGGTAGATATGTATTAGTAGTTAAAATACCAAATGGTACATATAAGTTTATAGAACTTAGACCAGGTAAGGCAACTGCTAAAGATACTACAGACTTATTTAATGATATAATTAAAGAAGCTAATAGACTTAGAAAAGAAAATGTTATTTATGATGAAGATGGTAAACCAGCAGAAATAAATAAAGCAGATGCTAACCTGTCTATAAATAATAGAATAAAAGATGAATTATTTTTTGCTTTAAATAAAACTGCAGATGGAGGTATTGATTTTAAATTGGAAATAACTAATCAAGGAAATTTTCAGTTTAGTTATGTTGAAAGTTTTATGAAAGGTGCTAATGGTAAAGACTTTAAAATTGTTATTTATGATGAAGTAAAATCATTAGATGATCTTTTAACTAAAGTATTAGAAAAAGCTTTAGCTATTAATTTAAATCCTAATAATAATTTAACATTAAGAATTCCAGGTTTAAATTTAAATGCTAGTGGTAAATTTTATAAACAAAGTGTTCGACAAAAATCAATCACTAAAGCTGATGTAAATAAACTAAAAGATACTATTAGAAAAGGGTTCCCTAAAGAGGTAAATGTAGATAATGTTAAAAATATTTTATCTACAATGGTAACATCAGTAGCACCAGAAGTTATTAAACCAGGGGCTATTAATATTAGTTTTTCTTCAGCATCAGATATTCAAGCACCAGGAATAAATGTTCAAGGTGATGGTAAAACAAATACTAGTCTAAGAGATAATAGTAGTAAAAAAGAAGTTAAAAAAGATGGTGGTCAAACTTCTTTAACATCAGATATACCAGATAATCCAGCAACTATTGAAATTGCTAAAGTAGTTTCTTTACGTGAAACAATTGATGAAAGAATTTTAAAAATTCAACAGTTAAAAGCTGAAGAATTAAAAGGTAAAACTAAGAGTGAAAGAACTAAAATTCTAGATCAAGACCCTGAATATAAAAAACTTGTAAATCTTAGACAAGTATATTTTCAGTATCTACTTAATAATGCTGCTAATAAAGACTCACAAAGTTGGTCTAAGGATGATGTAGATGATCTTGATCAATTCATTTCTTGGTTAAATGCAAATCTTCCAGGAGGTATTATAACTGTAGATGATACATTAAACCTTAATAACAAAATGTTATCAGGTAATGTAACAGTGGGACAGTTCTATGCACATCTTGAAAATATTGATTTAGGTATTGAAGGAATACGTGGTGTAATCAGAACATCTAAAGATGCACCTTTTAAATATCACGAAGCATTTCACTCTGTATTTAGATTATTCTTAACTGATAATGAAATAAATTATTATTTAGATCAAGCTAAGAAAGAAGTATATGCTAAATTAAAGAAAGAAGGTAGACAACTTAGTTCAGCTATTGCTGATATGGTAGCTACAAATCCGGAATTCTACAACAAGATGTCAAGATCTCAATTAGAAAAGAGATTGTTTGAAGAGCATCTTGCTGATAGATTCCAAGAGTATAAAAAATTAAATGATACTCAACAGCAGACTACTAATAACTATTCTGGAGTTAAAGGATTCTTTTATAAACTAGCTAATCTTATTAAATCTGTATTTAACAGATATACTAAAAACTCTGTAGATACTTTATTTAACAGAATTAATAGCGCACAGTTTAAATCTGCTCCTGTACAAAAGAACGTATTTACTCAGCAAGCTTTAGAATATGGTATTACTGAACCTGCTTTAAAAGCAATTATCCTTAAAAATCAAACTGATTTTCAAATGGATGCTTCTGGGCAAATTGTAAAAGTAGTAAAATACATGGCAAGTGCTGATGTAATTAATCTTACATCATCTATTGCATCTACTGTATTAGATAGATTTGAAAATAATAATCCTGATAATTTAAGTCTTTTAAAATTATTAGATAAAACTCTTGAAGACTATACAAACTTATATGATTCTGATAGTGAAACTTCAGCTTATGTAAATCTTGATGAAGGATCTATTGAAGCAGAAAAGTTTTTAGTTTATGAAAGTGTATTAGAAAATAATACTGCTGAGTTAAAGGAATCTGTAAGACAACACTTATCTACAATTAGAAAAGTAAAAGAAATTACAGATGAGAATTTAGCTGATTCAATTAAAGAACTTGAGTTTGGTTTAAGAGGAGCTGAAGACTTTGATAAAACAGCTGAAGAAATTGGTGGTTTTGGTAATCTTCCTACATACATTAAATCTTTCTTAGCTACAACTACATTAAGAGCATCAGATGAATTTGGTAATACGGAACTTGTAGAAGGAGAACCTTTATTACAAGCTATTGATGCAAAAGCTGTATATGATAGTATTCTTAGTTTAACTGCAGGTTCTGTAAATGAATATGATTTTTACAGTAGACTTAGAAATTTAAGTTCTAATAATCCTCATATTAATGCTGCAGTAAATAGATTGTTTAACGAAGCTGGTATTATATTAAATGATTCAGATGAAACTGTTTCTTTAAGTAACCCAAGTAAAGCAAACATTGCGGTATTGTTCTATAAATCTATGGGATACTTACAAAGTACTCCATATGTTACAATGCTTAAAGGTAGAAATAATGCAATTAAAATATTTAACTCAAATCAAAAAGGAGCTGCTCAGTTACAGTTTAGTATTTGGTCTAATGCTTTTAATTCTATTTTCTACACTAAGTTTGTTAATAAGCCTGATGAAAGAGAATCTTTAATTTCTAAATCTAATATTGCATTAGATACTTTAAAGTTTTATATTTCCGAAAATGAAGTATTAAATTTTGATGATAAAGAAATTTTAAGTGACGCTGATATTATTGATTTAACTAATCAAGCAAACGTTATATCTAAAAATATTTATGATACTTTAGGTATTACTTTAAAACCTGACTACATTGTTTTATCAGCTTTAGAAAATAGTAAAGGATTTATAGCTTCTTTTGAGTTAAACAAGTCTTCGTATACATCTGATACTCAAAATTATTTAAAAGTTCTTTATACTTCATCTGAAGATATATTAGAATCTGTTATTACAGATGAAGATATAAACTGGATTAAGAGTTCTTTAAATGCAGGAAAGAATCCATTTATTAAAGTAGAATTAAGTAACACTGTTACAGAAGAAGATGAAGAGTTAGAAGATAATGATCAATCTGATGCTACTACTGAATTTAATTCAGGAGCACCTTTAAAAACAGATATTGATAATATATCTCGTTTGTACAAAATAGCTAAAGGTAGTACTAAGTTTGATGAAACTGTTTCAACTACTACATTTAGTAGGGAGAATGGAGATAAGATTTGGAATTATCAAATACCTACATTTAATAGAAGAATATTAACAAAAATTAAAGATCTTGTTCTTAAAAACAAAGATGTTAAAGCTGAAGATCTTCCGGATGATTTAAGATATAATCCTTTATTTAATAACCTAGAGTTTAAGAATTTAGCATTAAGTCCCCAGTTTATTACTAAACGTATTGGTGAATTAAAAGAATCAACTTTAGATGATAAAGGTAATCAAAATAAAAAATTAGAGTCAAATAAATTATCTCAAGCTAAAGCCTATAAAAAATTCTCACCTAGAGATCTTATGCTTTTCATGATTGATAATGCTATTAATGGTACTTATTATCAGAACTATCAAAAAGAAGATGGCATAATGGGAAGTGCGTTTAGAGCACCTGTTCTTACACGTATTCTTGAAGCATCTAGTACTGCTGAGTTTATAGAATTACCCGTTATAAAAACTATAACACAAGATAATAAAGCTTCTAGAGGTTATGTGTTTAATAAAGATTTTACTAATAGTATTGCTCAAGAAATTTTAAGACAACTTAAAAGAATTGAAAAAACTAGAGAAGAGATTAGACAGATTGAAGAAATTGGTAAAGATGCTTATATTAAGAATGGTGGTGAAGTAATTGAAGGTTATCATACTGGTAAGAAAAGAGGTATTGATTTTAGTCCATCTATGAAAGAACTTCTTATGATGAATGGAAGTACTTTATATGATACTTTATTAAATGAAACTACTACTTCTGAAATATTTAAAGATAAAAACTTTGCTTTAAATTTAACTGGTCAAATTGCAGATTATTTTGAAAGTCAGGTTGATGATTTCTTAAATGTTTTAGAAAGTTTAGGTGTAATTAAAGCAAATAAAAAGATTTATGATAACGAACTTTTAAGTGATAAAATTACTAAGGTTGATGACAATATAAATTTAAGAGAAGGTAATGTTAGATTTAACTTAGCTCAAGTATTTTTAAATGACTATTACAATACTTTATTCTATAATAATTTAACTATTGGAGATGAGACTGTAGGTATTAAAGATGCTATTGATGCTTTCAAACGTGCTAAAGGTATGAATGCTGCATTTATTAATATTGCTAGTACATTTACTGCACCTGAATATGGTATAAACCATAAATCAGATAAGTCACACATTCTTGTATTTAATGAACCTACTGTAAGATCTACTAACGCTAGCAAAAAAGAAATTGAAAGAGCTGATGGTCAAACTTATACCACAGTTAAAGGATTACGTTATACATTATGGGGTCTTGGACGTTTGAATAAACAAGTGGCTGCTTTCTTAGATGATATAGAAGCTGGTGTACCTATTACTTCAAGTAAATATTTTGGTAGCAAAAATGTAGCAGGTATGTTTGATTATGATGCAAAGTTTAATTCTTTAAAACTTGTATACTATGATGATAAACAAAACTACATTAAAACATCTGTTGCTTTATTAACTAAAGAATTAACTTCTAATAAAACAAAAGATGGTTGGCAAGCTAAACCAGGTAGAGAATTTTTGCATAATCTTAGAGAAAGACTTGAAAGATTTGAAAGAGAAACTCCCGAAACTTTTGCTTTTGCTGCTCCAGCATCTTCAATTAAAATGAAGAAGTCAAATGTATTTGGTGAAAATGGTGATAACTTAACTGAAACTATAAATACAGCTGATAATAACTATTTTACTCAATTAGACAATAGTTACTGGGGATTACAAACAGAAAACCCAGGTGGTAAAAAGAAAATTACAGATCCTAGTCAGATTAAAGTTATTGTAGAATCTGAATTAAATGAAGATGTAGAAGTTAATTATTTAGGTAAAGATATACCAATTAAGGATTTAAGAAATATTTATCAATTGTCTTCTGCAAGAAAAGTTGAATTATCTTATAATAAAACTATAAATAAGTTATTTGATTTTGGAGATGTACAACATGAACTTGGTAATTCTATAAATGAAAACAGAATAACTCCTAAGCTTGAAGAGTTTATTAATTATGCTAAAGAAACACTTGAAGCATCAGGTGGATCTTCACAGTTGATAAGTATGTTTTCTGTTGATGAAGAAACAGGACAACCTAAATATAATTTAAATAATATTATTACAGAAGGTAAATTTATTGAGTTCTTCTTTTCATATTTTAGATCTGTTACTAATCAAAAAGTAAAAGGTGATTCTTTAACACTTGTTTCTGATTTAGGATTTGATGTACTTAGAGAAGTTGTTAAGATTTATCCAAATGGTAGTATTGAAACAAGAGTAGTACCTCAATCAGAAATGTCTAAGTTTACTAATAAGTTAGAAAATAAAAAGACAGTTACTGATGCTGAAGAACGTAATGTTCAAGTAGGTGATGTATACTTTGATCGATTAAGACATAATCAAAAAGTATACGATACTAAAGGTAACATTACAGGTACTTATGCTGAGGTAATGGTTCCTCCATTATCTAAAGATATAATGGATTACATTAGCGCAAATGGTTTTGCTCCAGATGTAGTTACAGATTTCTTTGCAACACGTATTCCTTCTCAAGATAAACACTCTTCTCAAAATTATAAAATAGTAGATTTCTTACCTGTGTTCTATTCTTCTAGCATTGTAGCTCCAGCTGAAATGGTTGAAGTAACAGGACATGACTTTGACGTAGATAAATTGTATTCTATGTTCAAAGAATTTTACAAAAAGAAAATAAAAGGTAAAACTGAGTTTATAGAGTTTGGTACTGCTACTGGAAAATCTGATAGATTTGAAGAGTTTTTAAAATCTCAATTTAAAACTAGAGAGTTTAGATTAAAATTTGCTGAAGTAGAAAAGAAATTTGAGAAGCAAATTGATGATGAATTTGAAAGCTTGTTTGAGATGGGTTATAGTGAAGAAGAAATATATGAAATGTATGATGTTGATAATTTAATAGATAAAGAAGAAGTTCTTAAACAAACTCTTATTGAATTAAATCTTCCATCTACGGCTGAAGCATATGTTAAAGTAGCCGGTGAAAATTCATCTAATATAAAAAAACAAATTGTACCTGAAATTCTTCATAATAATATTGTAAATGCAAGAAGAACTTTTGTATCTAATAATGCAGTTACAGTTGACACTAAAATAGAAGGTAGTAACCCAATTTCATTTGATCCTGCAAATACTCAACCTTTTGAAGATGTAATTGAATCTTTTGAAAAAGAATTTAAAGACTATCCTGAATTTTTAGAATTATTAGATGATAAGAATTTTGATGTTAATAGTTTAACTGGAAAGGTTACTGGTTTTGGTAATATTATGGAAGGTGCCGAAGGTATCGGACCTGCAGTTGTAATGAATACAGCTTTCCATTTTTTAAATACTCATAAAGTATCTATTAAAAATGATAACGATAAAGTATTTAATTTACAAATTAATGATAAAGTTATAGATTCTAAAACTAAAAAAGAGAAAGTAATTTCAAACATATACAGAGATTTTGGAACTAATAAAGCTGGAGATATAAGAAAAGCATATTTACTTTCTGCTGTAGTAACAGCAATGACAGATAATGCTAAACTTATTATAGCTAGTAAGTTTAACTTAAATCCTGATGCTGTTGGTATTCTTTCTTACATGGTTGCATTAGGAGTTCCTTTTAACAAAGCTCTTAAAATAACTTCATCTAATGTGATTAGAGATTATTATACTGCTCTTAAAAATAATAATTCTGCTTTTAAAACACAACAAGAAGAAAAAGCGGCAGTCGTAATACTTGAAGAAAAACTTAAAGCATTAAAACCTGAAAATATTGAAAACTTAATTCTTACTAGTGATGATTTAAACAAAGGTATAACTGAAAAAGATAATAAAGAGGTTAACTATAAATTGTTATTTACTTGGAGTGAGCTTTCTAAACAGGCTACATATGCTACCAAACTTGCTAACATAGTACGTATATCTCAGGGCTTAGGTAAATCTTTTGAAGATCTTGATGGTTTAGCTGAAGACATAGCCGATCTTGGTCTAACTCTTAAAGGAAAAGATTTTGCAATGAGTGATGAAACTTATGATGAATCAAGTATACCTTTTATAGGATTAAGAGAAGCTATTAAAACTAAAGCATTTGAAGTTAAAGAGTATATTAAGATTGTACAAGAAATAGATAAACTTTCTGGTTTCTTGTTTATCAGAAGAACCCCTCTTTTCAAAAAACTTTTTGAATCTGTTAAGTTAAACTTTAAAGTTAATAGACGTTTTGAAGATAAATTTAATGAGAACTTAAATAAAGATTTACTTTCTTATTTAACTTTAAAAGCATTTGTTACTAATGAAGCAAATAAAGGAGCATCTTCTTCTTATTCTAAATATCTTAATAATGCATTGATATATAGACAGTTAGAAGCTGAACAAGAAGAAGGTTTTAAAAATATTAATGCTATTATTAATTCATTAAGAGAAAAATCTCCTGATAATACTTTCTTAAATTTCTTAAATAATGTTCCTGTAATCACAAATGTTATACAGAATAAAGAAGTAGTAACACGTAGAAATCTTGCTAATAGAACAAATATTAACTATGTTGAGACTAATACTTGGGCTAGTTTAACTAAACCAGAGATTGAAAGATTACAATTAAGTATTATTGATTTATATAATGATCCTAATACAAGAGATGAAGCTCTTGGTTTGTTATCATATCTTATGGTAAAAGACGGATTACAATTTAAATCAGGTTCTTTCTTATCTGTAATGCCTCCTGAGATTTTAGATCCTTATTTAAAATCTGTAAATAAAGCTTTAGATTTATTGTCTAAACAAAATAATCTTACAGATTTAGATAGTTTAGAAAAAGTATTTGGAATTATATTTGGTGCTTCTCCTGTAAATCTGATTAAAGACTTTATCACTAACTATTCTAAACATATTAATAATAGTTTCTATGTTAGAAGTATTAGTCAAATAGATGAAAAAAAATGGAAAGATATAGGTACTGTCCCAGCATATTATCCTGGAGCAACTGGTGAAGGTGTAATTAGAGTAGTAGATTCACAAAAAACTAAAGGTGATCGTGAATATATTACAGTTGATATGTTTGCTGGAACAGCTGTTAAATATGAAAGAATAAAAACTTCTGATGAAGGAATACAGTACCAAGAAGAAATTACTGAATTTAATAAAGAAAAATTTAAAGATAACTTAAATTTTCTTGAGAGATCCGGATTTCCTTTAAAATCTTTTGATAAAAAGACAGTAATTGGTTTTCCTTTTGTTATAAAACAAAAAGTTGAATTAGGAAAAGAAAAAAGAGATATTTATTATGAATTAGTAAGTGTAAAAACTTCTCTTATTGATAAAGGTGCTCCTAAAGATTTAACTAATTATATTGGTAAAGGCTTTGGAATGGCTTTTGGTAGTGGTGCTGTTTATAGAAAAACAAAACAAATTGGTGTTAAAGCTGCTACTCCATTAGGATTTATATTTGAAGGTGCAATACCTACTAATGAGTCTATTAGATTAGATCTTAAAAATCTTAAAGAAGATATTAAAGAAACAATAGAAGTATTAGATCTTAAACAAGAAGAGCAACCCGTAGTAAATAACGATGAAATTAATGCTACTAATGCTATACAAAGATTAAAAACTGAGTTTAACATAAGACAAGATATGCTTACTCCAGGTAAATACTTTGATGCTGATGGATTTGTTTTAGTTGAGTTTAATGGATTATTCCCAGAGCAAGTATTAAGTAAGCTTATAAAGTCTGGTAAAAGTGTTAAATTTGAAGAGCAGGATTCTGTTGTTAATTCTGAAGCTAAAGAAGATAATATTAAATCTATACAAAATAATCCAGCTGAAACTGAAACTGCAGATAATTCAGTAAATGCATTAGGTTTTATGGGTGGATTTAGTATGGATGATATTTTAGATGAAGACCCTGATCTTGAAGATTTTAAAAATAATTGTAAAGGTAAAAAGAAAAAATAAAAATGGTTTGTCCTAATTATAATTCAAAAGAATGGAAAACAGCATCATCTTTACTAGGTGAGGATGATGCTTATAGATTATTTTTAAATAATGAATATAATCTACCAGATGTAAATGTAATAAAAGCTTTAGCAAGTAATAAAAATATTAAAGAGTTATTTTTAAATACTCCAGAGTTATTAAACATTTCTGATTTTAATAATTTTATTGCTTTTTTAAATGAAAAGTATAAAGACCAAAATTTTATATTAGCTTTTAGACCTGAAAAAATTAAGGATGAGCCATATTCTTTAGGTACAACTTATTTTGCAAATTATGATCAAGCTTTAAAATATGCAGATAATTCAAAAGTGAATGCTTTTGTTATTCCAACTGAAACTAATAAAGTTATTGATGTTAGTTTTCAAGAGGATACTGATGATGCAAAACAATTAAGAGGATATGAAACAAAGTATTTAATAGATAACATCGGTGACAATAGTGTTTTAAATATTACAACGTTAGATCCTATGTATCAAGAAGATACAGATTCAATGTTTATTGTTACAAAAGGTAAAGTTAATATTGATAATATAACATCACCTGAAGCAGTAGAAGAGTTTGATAAATATATAAATACTTCTACTCCTGTAGAAACAGATACTTTTGAAACACAATCTAAAATTAAACCAGGAGTAGAAGAAATATTTAATGAGAATTCTGAGTTAGCTTCTGTAGGTACACCTCAGCAATACTCTGCATACTTAGATACTATCTTTCCAGATAGTAAAATAAAGGATATTGTTTATCATGGTGTAATGAAAGGCAGAGAGGCTTATAACAATATTTTACAAAATGGTTTTCTTACTACTAACAAAAGCAATTGGTCTTTTAATAAAGATAAAGATAAAGAATTTAAAGGTATATTTTTTTCAGACCTTTCTACTGCTATATCTTATGGAGTAAACTTAGAGAGAGAAATTAGACCAGAAGAAAAAGATTTTGTTATTCCTGCAATAGTGAATATTGAAACATTGCTAACTCCTAAAATTGGATTAGTATCAGGAACTGTTACAAGACTTAGAAATGAAAACTTAAATGTAAAAAATTTTGGCATACAAGGAGAAGAAGGTTCAGAAGGTGTACATGAAAACACTGTAGTATTTGAACCAGAACAAATCCACATACTAGGAAACAAACAAGACATAGAAGGATTTAAAAAGTTTGTTGCTCAACAAAATACTATAGATGTCTCAACTCCAACACCTAAATTCTCAGTAAGAAAAAAAGAATCTGTTGGTGATCATATATATAGAAATCTAAGATTACAAAATATATTACATAAGCATAATGGTGAAATGTATATTACTGGATCCAGACCCGGTGAAAGATATTATTCTCCAAGTTATGCTTTTGAAAATTCTAAGAAGTTAAGAAACTATTTGAGTTTTAATAATATTCCTCAAGAATTTGTTTCTGAATATTCAACAGGGAAAGGTAGAATAGTAAACTTTTCAAAAAGTTTAGATGTAGAAGTAGATAAAATTCATTTTAATAAAGCAACTAAGGCAGCTTCTAATATAATAGCTCATTTAAGTTTGGTATTTCCTCAAATTAAAGTTGAAGCAATTACTGTAAAACAAGCTAAAGTATTGTTAGGTGAACTAGGTAAAGTTTATGATTTAGATAATGCTGAAGTAAAAGGATTTTATTATAAAGGTACATCATATTTAATTAAAGGTAGATACACTGCAGATACTGCGGCTGAAGAAATGATGCATCCTTTTGTAGACGCTCTTTTAGCAGACAACAGTGAATTGTTTACTAATTTATTTAGAGAAGCTACAGTTACTTATCCTGCATTATGGCAAGAGATTAAAAGTACTTATAATGAAAAAAGAGGTTTTACTATTAAAGATCAAATGATTGAAATGGTAACACAATCATTATCAAGAACTTTTGCAAGAGGTTTTGATCCAAGTAAATTAGATTCTTGGAATGAAAAGTTAAATCAGTTTAAATCTTGGGTTGTAGATTTTTTAAATAAACTTTACAACATGCTTACTGGAAATAAAATTAATTTAACAGTAAAAGATTTAAAACCAAACATGAAAATATCTGATGTATTAAATCTTATTCATACTACAGATTTAGTATTTACTTTTAATGCATTTTCAGATAGAATAAGATATAGCATAGATCCCCAAAAAGTTGAAAAAATAAAAGAGAGTGCTACATCAGAACAAAAAGTTGTTGTAGATAAACTGTTTAATCAAGAACCCCGTGTTGAGTTAAATGAAGAAAATCATGTTTATCTTGATGAAAATCAACATATTTATAAGTCTGTAACTACAGGTATTAAAGGTAAACTTTATGAAGAGTTAGGTGAAAATGAAATAAGTAGATTAGTAGGTAAAGATTTTGATAAAATTGTAGAAGATATAATCAACGGTAAAACATTTGAAGAAATAGCTCCTGCGGAAGTAAAGAATAATTTACTTATTAAAAACTTTTTTGATCAAATGTCTGAGTATATTTCTTCTTTACAGGCTGACGGTTCAATTGTTTTAGCTCAGGTAACTGTTGCTGATCCTAATAGAGAATACTATTTAGAAGAAGATAGATATCCAATTGCTGGTAGTATAGACATATTAGTTATTTCACCTGAAGGTATTGCTAAAGTTATTGATTTAAAAGTGTCTAAGAACCCTACAGTTATAATTACTCCGGATGGAACTCCTGTAGATGATCCTTCTTATCTTAGAAAGTTTCCTGTTAAAAAAAGAAAGGCAAATGATAATGAGGATGAGAAGTTAATTAATAGTGATTTACCGGATGGTGTATCTTTAAGTACTAAAGCACAACACGGTATTCAAGTAAACACTTATAGCAAAATACTTGAAGTACTTGGCATTCCAACTACAACACCTACTACAATTAATATAAAATTAGATGGTGAGTTTTTCTTCATTAAAGATGGTGTAAGATATGCTGAGAAGTTTGATAAGAATGGTAATAAAGTATTTACACAAAACAATGTAGAAATAGAAGGTAAAGATTATATACTAGCTAGAAAAGAATATTTAAAACAAGATCCAGGTAATAAATTAAAAGCAGAAATTAAAGATCTTATTTGGGAAACTGAAAGAACACATAATGTTTCTGATAATCAAGTTTATGTAAATAGATTAGTTCTAAGTAAAAGAAATGTTAATGGGTTTAAAGATTCTATAAATGCAGAACAAGCAGAAGTTCAAGAAGAATCTGAAGATACTGTAAATAGAATTATTGAGTTCATGACTAATTTTGTTTCTCCTGCTTTAGAAAGTAGAATAGAAGTATTGAAAAAATTAAGTGGTGGATCAGGAGTATTTAAACCAAAAATTAATACTATTGATAAGATTGGTACTTTAATTAATCTTATTAAAGAAGAAGTTAAAGTTAGACCTGTTCAAACTTTTGGTAGATTCTTAAGAGAAGTAACTGATGAAATAAATGCATTTGCTGAATGGGCTAGTGATGAAGATAATTTAAATAAGCCAACAGCACCGGGTGTTATAATTAACTTTGGTAAATTCTTAAATACCTATAATGGATTAAAGGACTTTGTTAATACTTTAGAAAATAATCCTGACCAGCAAAGAATGTTAAGAGATACTATTAATCTTTTAAATGAAGTTGGTAATCCTCTGTTTAAACAGTCTTTACAAGATGTAGTTAAAAACTTAGTTAAGAATAATAACAACTATAATCTTACTCTTGAAGATTTAAATTCAATTGTGTCTACAGATGATGAATATATAGATGAAGACATTAGCATTGAAGACTTTAATTTTGGTGATATGGATACATCACCTAATCAATTACTTGCTACTGCAGCTAGAATTTATAAACAGGCAGTTCTTCAAAAAGAAGAAGCTACAGATGCCGCGCTTGAAGAAGCTGTAAAATATGCAAATGCATTAGCTACTGCTCAAGGTGGTAAACCTGATTATAGTTTTATGATTAATCCTGATGGTAGTTATGTTAGAAAAATAGGTAAAGTATATTATGAAATAAAGAATAAGTTAATTAATGCTATTCAAGATAAAGAAGGTAAAAGATTACAATATATTCAAGGTGATAACTTAACTGATGAAGAACTACAGTTTAATATAAATCTTTATAACAATAGACAAGCTTTAAGTCAATTTATGGCTGCTGAAGTCTATGAAGATAAAGAATTAAAACCAGGTAAATATCATAGATATGCTCAAGAGTTTTTAGAAGCAAGAGCAAAACATGAAGTATTTAGATATGGTCAATGGGTTCCGAGATCTGATGTTAGTACTTTAGAAATTGCAAAGTACAGAGCTAAATATTACAATAGAGTTGAGTATAACAAAATGCTTAAATCTAAAGGAGAACCTACTGGTATTGTTACAGATGAAACTGAAGTAGGTTATTTTCCAAAAAGAGAGTACATAGAGATTAGAGATTATACTACTGATGGTCAAAGTTTGTTAAATCCAAGATATGAAGCTATTATAAATGATAATTCTTCTCTTGGTATAGCTAGAAGAAATTGGTATGATTTCTGGATTAGAGAACATGATGAGGGTTCATTAAGTAAATTATCTGAACAAGATAGAAGATTAATGAAAGGTTCTATACCTTTAATTGAAGCAAGATTTGATCAGAAGTTAAAAGATAAACCTTATAGTGTAGGTGCTTTAACTTTAAAATCTTTAAGAAACTTTTTTAATTTCAAAACTCAGCGAGCTAACAGTACTATTATCAGAGAAATTCAAACTGATGAAACCGGTGATACAGCATTAAAAAGAGTTCCTGTATACTATGTAGGTACTTTAAAGAATGAAAAGAAGATTCAAGAGTTAAAAGAAAGTATAGAAGAATTAAAAAAAGACTTTCAGTCTAAAGCTAAAACTAAACAATCTCTTAATGAATATAAAACTGAGTTAGCAAGACTTGATTCTTTATTAGTATTGGAGCAAAATAAACTAACACCCGAAGAACTTAACACTGATTTATTTGAATCATTTGTTATGTTTAGATCAATGGCAGAAAATTTTGAAAAGATGTCTGCAGTTGAAGATAGTTTGTTGGCTATAGATGCTTTGCTTAAAGAAAAGAAATATGCTAATAATCCTAATGAGTACGTAAAGAAGTTAAAAGGTATTAACCCAAGTGCTTCTGTAAGATATGCTGATGGAAATGTACAGTCTAGAGTTAGTAGAAGATTAGATAAGTTTCTAGATATGGTGTTTTATAGCACTAGTAAATATCAAAAATCTAGTTTACAGTATGCTACTGAAAAATTAATGGCTATGATGAGTTTTCAATATGTTGGTCTTAACGTATTTGGTAATGTTCACAACTTTATTTTTGGTAAGATATCCAATAGTATAGAAACAATTGGTGGTAAGTTCTATGATAGAAGAGCTGCAGTGCGTGCACAAAATGAATCAATTAAATTTTTAGCGGGGTATTCTAAAAAAGCTTTTAGTACTAAAGATGGTTATTATAGTGAGAAAAAAGCAGAGTCTAAGTATGAAGCAGTAGTAAGTTATTTTAGAATGATCCGTGATAAAGATTCAGGATTATCTTATGATTACTTTCCAAGTATTGCCAAATTAGGTAAAATACCATATGCCGGCCAGAAAGCTGGTGAATATATGCTACAAAGTAAAACAGGTATAGCATATGTAATGTCAAAACAAATTGTTAACAGTAAAACGGGAGAAACAAAAGCATTATATGATGCATTTAAGTTTAACCCTAATACAGGTAAATTAGAATTACAAGATGGATTTGAATTTACTGATAGAGATAAGTTTGATGTTACAAACTATATATGGGAAATGAATAAAGAAATTCATGGTAACTATGCTTGGGAAGATAGAATGGTAATTCAAGATGTATTCTTAGGTCAGTTAGTTGCTCAATTCCATAAATGGGTTTATCCTGCTTACAAAGCTAGATTTAAAAAGAGGTACGTTGATGCTAACTTAGGCGATATGGAAGGTAGATATAGAAGCTTATGGCAGTTTTTAGGATACCTTAAAGAAACTAGGTTTACCGGATTTAAAGAAAGTTGGGATATGTTAGATGATTTCCAAAAACAAAACATGATGAGAAACCTTGGTGAAGCTTCATGGATGGCAATGTCTTTTATATTGTTTACTATACTTTCTAAACTTTCAGAAGGTGAAGATGATGAAGATGTAAAACGTTTAATAAATGTATTTGCATATGATTTCAATAGAACAGGTAAAGAATTATTGACTTGGGTTCCAATTGTGGGTACACCTGAACTTTATCAAATGGCAAAAAATCCAGTTGCAATAACTAGATATCTTGGTGAAATTTCAGATGTAATTGAAAAAACTACAGCATACCCCTTTCAAGAAGCTGATGAAAGAATCTATTCAAGGGGTATACATAAAGGTGAGTCAAAACTTAAGAAAGAATTATTTGATATCATTCCACTAGTATATCAAATACAACGTTGGGAAGCATACTCAAATACAAAGAACTTCTACATTAAGTAAAGAAACTGAAAATTACAGAAGATGAGTCCAATTTTTAATCTATTAAAAGTTCTGGGCTCGTCTTCTGAATGAAGTTTATAACTTCCATGATCTAAATTTACACCAAGTAACATATCTTGGCTTGGTAAAAAACTAAACTTGAATTTTATCATAATTTATTGTATTTATTTCGTATATTATAGTGTACAAGGTACTTAATAAACCTTGTATATCCAGGGGTTAATCTTATTTTTATGCTAGAATTTTTTAAAACAATGTTTTCAAATGCTGAGGGGACCTCTCATAAGAGAGTCCTTGGCACAGTTGGGTTCTTATCTTTGGTAGTTTTATTGTTTATTGCCGATGAAGGACACAAAGATGAAGTTATTTCTGCTGTTGAATATATGACTATTGCAACAGTGTTTGGTACAGTAGTTGAAAAATTTACAAAGAAGAGTTAGTATGAGTCAAGAATTAAATGAGAATCTTTCTTTTAAAGTTTCTTTAAAAACTTTAGCGGGTATTGCAGCAATACTATCTAGTGCTATTGGATATCATTATTGGTTAATGGGAGAAATAGATGAAGCTAAAAACATGCCAAGAATTGGTAAAGGTATGTATATGGTTGATCCAGCAGATCCTGCAGCAAAAGAAACCTATCCTCCATCTAGACAAGAGTATGAAATGAAAGATGAACTTGCTAGACAAGAAATTATTAGACTTAAAGAAGAAATTCAACAATTAAAAAAATAAAAAATGAAAGCGACTTTATTTACATTAGGGGTATTATTGGTTAGTACTTTAGGATTTGTTTCTGTAAAATCTACACAACCTCAACCTTTACCTCATTCAGCAATGACATTTACAAAAGAAGTTCATGTTCCTGTTGCATTAGTTCAAGTTAATACTGAATGGAATAAGCAAAATGAGTATAAAATGCCTCAGATGCCTAAAAACATAAAATACATTTATATTGATTTAGAAAAAAATCCTAAATTAAAAGAACATTTAAAAATAAAATCACTTCCTACAATAATTGTTTATAAAGAAGGTAAAGAAACTAAAAGATGGGAAGCGGGTTTACAAATGAAAATAACGGCTCCATTTGCTGAAATATTAAAAGCTCTTAACTAATGGCATACCCACTACCTCCAATCACAAAAGTAGATTTCTCTTCTAGTCAATATATTGCAGAAGAGCATCCAAAAAAACAAATTTATTTGCATCACACTGCAGGTAACTCAAGTGCTCAAAGAACATTCCAGGGTTGGAATGCCAATGCTGATAAGATTGCTACTTGTGTTGCAATTTCAGGAAAGGGTTCTGTAGATGGTGAAATTGTTCAAGGTTTTAGTAGCAAACATTGGGCCTATCATTTAGGTTTAAAACAAGATGTGTTTACTAAATACAAAGTGCCTTATCAATCTTTAGATAAGATCTCTATAGGTATAGAGATATGTAATTGGGGTTGGCTTACTGAAAAAAATGGTAAGTTTTATACATATGTTAATTCAGAAGTACCAAAGGATCAAGTAATTAAACTTGATACCCCATATAAAAATTTTACTTATTGGCATAATTATACTGACGCTCAAATAAAATCAGTTAAAGAATTATTGCTATTATGGAATGATAGATATAATATTCCTTTAGATTATAATGAAGATATTTGGCAAGTTACACCTAGAGCACTTAAAGGTGAACCTGGTGTTTACACTCACAACAGTGTAAGAGTTGACAAAACAGATGTGTATCCTCATCCTGGTTTAATTGAAATGTTAAAGTCATTATGAAAATGAAGAGTACATTAGGTCTTATATTATCACTTACTACTACTATTACTTTTGTTTGCACTTATTTTGGTAAGCTTGCAATGGATAATATAGAACAATATTTTGCAGTTGTTGCTGTAATATTTATGGATGGTTTTTTTGGAGTTATTGCCGGAATTAAAAAAGAAGGGTTTAGAACCTATAAAGCTATAAAAGTTTTAAAGAATGTATTTTCTTGGTTAGTTATTCTTACAGTTATATTAATGATTGAAAGAGGATTTAAAGGAACAGGTTGGTTGTCTGAAACTATTATTGTTCCTTTTATGATATTTGAATTAATAAGTGCACTTAAAAATGCATCAATGTCAGGCTTCATTAAAAATGATCAGCTTAATAAAATTTTAGATCTTATAGATAAACATAAAGGAGAAAGATAAAATGGCAAAAGTTAAAACCTCAGCAACAGCTACTTTTAAACCAAAAGCAAAAGTAAGCAGACCCGGTGTACATGCTAAAACTAAATCAAGTGGTTTAAAGCAAAGTAAAAATTATAAAAAAACCTACAGAGGTCAAGGTAAATGACAGTAATTCTAAAGTTACATTGGCCTCATAATAGATTTGCATTAGGATGGGAATTTTTTTATCCTGATGAAGAATATGAAACAACAGTTGCTGTAATCTTTTTAGGTATGGCTACTCTTGAAATAAAGTTTTAATGGCTTATAATTATTCTGATATAATAAAAACAGTAAGGGAACTTCGTAGGGAGATTCAAATATTTACTATTAAAGCAATTGAAATAATCAATTGGAAACATATAGTTCATTATTTAAGAACTCTTGAAGATCAATTACAGATATTAAATAATTTAATATCTAATACTATACCTAGCCCAGGTTTGTATGCTCAAACTGGTACATCAACTCCAATCACAAATACAACAGTTGAAACTTCTTTAATAAATGGAGGTGTTGGTTTTTTAACAGTTCCGGCAAATACATTTAAAGTAGGGGATAGTTTTATATGTTTTTTTTCAGGTACTTTAAGTTCTTCTAATAATCAAAATATTAGAATAAAAATAAAAACTGATTCAATAATATTAGCAGATACAGGATTAATTACTTTACCAACTACTACTAATAAAGATTGGGAATTACATGTTAATTTTACAATAAGAGCACTGGGTGGTCCTGGAGTAGGTGTTATTAAAACAGCAGGTAGATTTTTTTATAATAAAAATTCAAACAATAATCCTGAAAATGTAGGATTTAAAAATTTGAATAATACTACTTTTGATACTACTATTAATAATACACTAGAAGTTACTGCTAAATGGAGTAATGCTTTAGTAGCTAATTCTATTTATACAGATATATTTAATCTGTATAAAATATATTAAAGTTTAAGATACTTACTGAATTTATTTTTCCATTGTTCAGCTATAGTATCCCAATTAAATTCTTTTATTTTTTCAGTGTAGTCTTTTTTAACTATACCGGACTGTGTATCTAAATATACTTGATACATTTGTTTATAGACAGCTTCAGGATCTAGAACAGCTCTTATGTTTTCAGCATCATTTATTTGTATATGATCATATACTTCATTTACAATATAAACTAACTCACCATTATTAGTAATTTCAGTTAGAGAAGTATGATTGCCACATATAATAGGTAACTGTACACACATTGCTTCTGTAACTGTAAGTCCCCAACCTTCTGCTGTAGTAGTTGTTACAAAACAATCTAGAGTATTATATAATTCATTAAGTTCATACTTAGTGTATTTTTTCATACCTTTAGCTGTCATTCTTGGAAACAATACATCTTTATTATATTCAAATCCTAATCTTTCAGCTGCAACATGTAACCTTACACCATCCTTTGCATCAGGATCAGTATGTAAATATAAAACTGATTTTACATCTGGGTGTCGTTGCTTAAAATAAGCATAAGCAATAAGCAATGTTCCAAAGTCTTTTCTTGGACTATTAGTGTTGAAACTACCGAATATAAATGCGTCTTCAGGTAAATCATATTTTTTTCTTAGTTCTGTTTTATTTGTTAAAGGTCTAAAAGTATCAGTATCTGTACCATGACCTATTATATCAAAGTTAATGTTTTTATTTTTATTTACCTTATTATATGCTGCAATGCATTGATTTTTAGCATATTCCGTGTAAGTAACTATATCATCAAAAAGATCCAAGTGTTTAAAATATCTTGTATAAGGAATGCTATCAATAGGAGTGTAGAATATACTTACTAAGTTTCCGCCTTTAAGCATTTGTTTTTTTGCTTGCAACTGTTTAATGTGCTCCGCCATTGGTCCAACAACAGGTACATCGTTCATTACCCAATATAAATCATAATCAACGTGTCTTAATAATTTTAAGACAGCATCTCTGTAATAGTAATCTTCTAAATTATCAGCAAAGTATCCCGGATTAAAGATCATTATGTTATCATGAAATCTTCTATGTGGTTTGTCTGCATAATTTAAAGCAAGTACATCTACTTGAATATTATTTTCAACCAACCAGGGAATTAATCTTTCTATTACATTATGAGCTACAGTTGCAAATCCTGTATGACTATCAAAATCCATATATGCTAAAATTCTTTTAGCGGGTCTGATTTTATCATTGAATCTAATACTGTGCTGATAGTTATAAAAACTATATGGAGTATAAATTATTTTGCATTTTTCATTTGCATATAATTCTTCAGCAAGTATTCCGTCTGCAGTGTAATGCTCTTCTTTCCATGTGTATTTTTTTAGAGTTTTAGCTCTAGTAACAAACATGGCGGTGTCTATATTACCTACTTTTATTTCTGTAGGTATCAATCTTATTGTTTGATCAGGATTTATCTGTCCAAAAAATAAAACATTTTCTTCTAGTACTTCAAATAATGGAGTTATATCTCCAAAATTAGGATGAATTGTATTATCATCATCAATAAAGTAAACCCAGTTGTCCCAAGAATCTTCTACAAGTTCTATACCTTGGTTTCTGTAACTGTTACCATAGTAAGAAACATCTGTTTTTCCTTTTACAGTTTTAACAATTAAATTTTCATATTTAGAAGATTTTATATTCCATTCTTCTATTTCATTTTCAAGATCATGCTGATAGATAATAAACCATTCAATAGGTGTTATTAAACTTAACTTACCTAAATGATCATTAATAGTATTAAGATACTCTGCTTTTCTTGAAAAAGGTGTTATTATACTTAGTTTCATAATATTTTTAACCAGGAACTATCTTTAAAAACAAAATTAGGTTTACCTAATAATTCATCTACAGCTTTCATTACTCCGGGCCAATCATTACTATAATCATGACCAGCAATTGCAAGAGTAGTTTTAGAATAACTGTTTATAATATCTTGTCTCACGGCTTCATATGTATGCATGCCGTCAATATATATCACATCAAACTTTACTTGTAACTGAGGAATTATATCCTCACTCTTACCTTTTATTTTCATAACATTAGGATAGAAACCCATTCTTGCATCAAATGCTTTTTCTACTTCACTAAAAGGTGCATGATGACAAGCTGCATCATTTGGATCATAATCATCCATCCAGGGATCTATAGCATAGACTAATCTAAATCTACTTGCAAATATTTCAGTGCTCTCTCCAATATAACTACCAATTTCACATATACTTAAATCATATGTTGGTCTGTTTAAACTATAAGATACAGCATTGCATAAATCAACTAGACCTTGAACAAGATCTATTGACCCTCTCATTGGATAAAAATTATTTTCCATAAGGTGTTTTGTATGTTTCGTGTTGAGGATATCCTCCCCATTTTTGTTTGAATAATTCTTTGTTTCTATCAAAGTTTGTATTAAGACTACTGTCTCTTGCTATGGTTTGACTGTTTCTAAATAATTCAGGATTAAAAAATTCATCATTTATCCTTTCTAATTCTAGTAATCTCATTCTATAGCAATAATCATTATCTTCAAAATAAGCCGGAAAAAACTGCTCATCAAAAAGTCCTACTTTAACAAGAGTATCTTTAGGTAAAATAAAATTACACCAGGTACCAGTTCCAACATAAAAATCAGTTGGGTTATTATTAATATATTCTTCTACTTCAGCTTGTGTTTTATACCATTCTACATCATCATTACAAAGAGCTACATGTGTATATCCTAAATTAAAACATGTTATTGCTAAATTATTCCAAGAACCGGATACACCAAGATTACTAGCTGATTTTAAAACTTTTACTTTAGGATGAATCATTATATTCTGATTACCATTATCCTGTATATATACTCTATCCCAATTACTTATGTATTTTTCTAGTGCATTGTTTAACAAATCTGCTCTATTTATTGTAGGAATGCATAACGCAACTTTAGCTTTCATCTTTCAAAGTTATAAAATAATATTTAACTTTGTTGCATGATATTATCAGATTCAGAAATCGTATTAAATGTTAATCTAGGCAAGATTGTAATTAAACCTTTTAACACAAAGTATTTAAATCCTAACACTGTAGACCTTACACTTAATAAAAAGTGTAAAAGGTATATAGGTGATATACTAGACTGTAAGAGTGATAATCTTACAGAGGAATTTGATATTCCTGAAGAAGGTTATATTTTACAACCTAATGAATTATATCTGTATTCATGTAATGAAACAATAGGTGTAAAAGAAAACATCTGTGCAACTGTAATGGGTAAGTCTAGTCTCGGTAGACTTGGGCTTGATATACATGTTTGTGCAGGTTTTATTGATACTGGCTTTGAAGGTTCACTTGTTCTTGAAATGAGAGTAATTAAACCATTAAAGATATATCCTAATATGAAAATATGTCAAATTAAATTTGAGTACGTAGAAGGAGAGATAATGGAATCTTATGATAAAAAAACAACAAGTAAATATCATAAACAATCAGGAGTAGTAGCAAGCAAGATGCATGAAAATTTCTAAAAATTTAGTATCTTGTAAGTAGGAGATATCTTATAATGACTACTAATCCTGAAGAGGTTTTTAAAACCAAAAGAAAACCAAAAAATCCTATTACATTTAAGCTACAACTTAATGAAGAACAAAAACAAGCTAAAGCAATTATTCTTGACAACCCTATCACTGTTCTTACAGGGCAGGCCGGTAGTGGGAAGACATTATTATCCTGTCAAATAGCTTTAGATCAATTATTTTCTAGAGAAGTAGATAAGGTAATTATTACTAGACCTACTGTTACACAAGAAGATATTGGATTTCTTCCTGGAGATATTAAAGAAAAAATGGATCCTTGGTTACAACCAATCTATCAAAACTTTTATAGTCTTTATGGTAAAGAGAAGATTGATAAAGAACTTGAAGAAGGTAATATTCAAATTCTTCCAATGAGTTATATAAGAGGTATTACGTTTGTAAACTCTTTTATTATTGCTGATGAAGTTCAGAACTTAACTCATTCTCAAATGGAAAGTTTATTAGGAAGACTAGGTAGAGATTCTAAAATGGTTCTGTGTGGTGATATTGCACAAATAGATCTTAAGAATAAAAAGGTTTCAGGTTTATCTTTTTTGAGAAGAGTAGAAGAATCTGTACCTGGTTTTAGAATTGTTACTTTAAATCAGAATCATAGACATGAAATTGTACAACCTATTTTGGATGTGTACAAACTCTATGCTGATTAATCGTTTACTATGTCATAGTAATAGCTGTCAGTATCTTCTGATACCCATCTATCACTTTGGTTTTCTACACTTGGTAGATCTGTGTCAACTTTTATTTGTTTTGGATCAACAGGAAACTTTTTAGTTATCCAGTTAGAATCTTTCCAATAGATTCTATTATTGGGCATGCATAGTAGATAACCATCTTCACTAACTAAAATGTGTCCACATTTATAGTCACTTGGTTCATCACTATATGGATTGTTATGCCAATCCACTGTAAAAAGATAGTTTGCCCAAACTACAGTTTTATCTTTTAGTATAACTTGACATCTATTTTCACTTAAAAAATCATAGTGTATTACACTTACGTTTTCACTAAAGCAATCCCATAGTTGTTTAAAATGAAAAGGTATATCATTAACAGGTTCTTTCAAATAAATTTCACTTAATGGCACTCTAGATCTAAGCATACCATAGTCTGTCATTACGTGAAATGTTAGTATTTTTCCACCAATGCTTTGTATTGCAAATACATAAACATTATCATATTCAGTATCTTGTTCATACTTTGTAAAGTATGAACGTTTTACCAGTGCTTTAAAAAAAGGTATATTATTATTTACCATACTGTACTATTAAAAAAAGGGGATTAGTTTCCTAACCCCCTTTTCCCTAATTAAAAAAATGAAAACTAAACAAATAACAGAATACAGAATAACAGATCAGACATACAAATATATATAAAATTTCTATATGATTCCACTTTTTTCATACCATTCATAGTTTTCTTGCTTTAAATTTTTTTCACTTATATCTAAAGCTCTAGCCTTCAATACTATATAAGTATTTAATAATTCTATAAAAGTATTTTTTAATAAAAAATATTTGTTTTCTTCTTCTACAATATGACTTCTATGTAGTGATTTTAGGTTTTCTATACTTGTATGCATAGAAACCATATCTGTATTTTGTATAGCAATTTGTTTTTCTAGTTTGCTTAAGTCATTTCTAAGACTTGCAATTAATGTTTGATCATCCATAGTTTTTAAAAAGTGTATACCGACAGTATATTAAAAAAGTATATACTGCCGGTAACTCATTAGTTCAGGTTCAATATTTTTTATTTCTCTTTCTGCTGCTTGAATATAGTAATCATAATTGATATCTAAATCTTGCGGGGTTTCACCAGAATATTTATTTAAAGTCTTTTGTAACCATTTACCTGCTTCCACTTGAATGATTCTACCATCCACGTTTTCTTTAGTAATCTTACAACCTTTATTAGAAATATAATATCTGATTATTTTAGGTAAAGGAGTTTTATGTATACTACCTTCTAGAAGACATGTCTCATAGAACTTCCAACTACCTTTTATTTTTACACCACCACAAAAGTCAAATGTGTTAGTATGATTTTCTATAAACTTTTTTACATCAACACCTCTTACAAAGAAATCATAAAGGGCCTTTCTAATAACAAGAAAGGATTTATTTTTGTGCATGGCAAGATCTGTAAACTCAAATCTACCCTTACACTTTGTAGGTGCATATAAAAATCTATTTGATTTATGAATATATAAATATTCAGGTTTACTTTTTATTAGTTCTTCATATTTTTCTGCACTTATTTCTCTATAAGTATTAACACCAATGTAATTATTTACATCACCAATAATCATTTTTTGATACTGATCATGCTCTAACTCTAGTTTAGTCATTATTTCCCATTCTTTACATATTTCAAGATATTTATCTTTCATATGTTCAGGAATCATCATTTCTAAACCATCTGTATTTTGCATGATAGGTAGTGATCCAGGAATACCTTCACTTAACATTTCATATAACATCATCAGTGACAACTGACCGTTAATTGTAATTTTCATTGTAAGTTCCGGATCATACAAGAAACTATTCTCATCATTACTTAAACCATAAGTACTGTTTAGAATAATTTTATATACATAGTTTTTAGGATCTTTTTTAGGGATTTTCTTTCTTTCTTCAAAGAACCATTCATACTGATCACAAAATGCAGCATTTGGTATATGTGCTGGGGCCCATTTATTTCTGATTGCCAGGTTAGGATAGAATGAAGTAACATCTGAACTCATGATTATCATGCCTTCTTTTGCTTCATATATACCACCTTTAGCACCATGAACACCACCTAAACCAAAAT